TAGTTCAGACTCCCCTAGGGGTAGCTGTTTCTGGAGCAACGGTAGATGTCTACAACGCAGGCGGGACGGTTCACGCCACAATCTACTCCGATGATGGGGTAACCACCACTACTAATCCCGTCACCACCGCCAGCGATGGCACCTTTAGCTTCTACGTCGCGGATGGACGGTATGATTTGAAGGTTAGTAGCACCGGAATCACCACCCGAACCTTCTCGGATGTGGAAATCTTCGACGCCACGGAGAAGAACGCGGCGGATGGGACTCTCACGGCTACTGCGGCGAATTTCACCACCCTTACGGTGACTGGAACGGAAACCTGTGCCACCCTAAATGTCTCCGGAGTCTCCACTGTAGGAACCTCCACCGTGACGGGAAACGAAACCGTGGGTGGTACATTAGGCGTAACAGGCGCAATTACAGCAGGGAGTTACACTAATAACCTCTCAGCCTTTGCCCCCACGACCTCCGCACAACTAGCGGGAGTCATCAGTGATGAAACAGGAAGTGGGCCGTTGGTTTTTGCCAATAACGGTGTAATCGCCCCAAGCACTGTAAACAAAATCACAATTACCACCCCCGCTACAGGAGCAACCCTCACGCTCGTGGATGGCAAAACCCTAAAGATAGATAATACTCTTGAGCTGGCAGGAACAGATAGTACAGTTCAGACCTTCCCAACCACTAGCCAAACCCTGGTTGGTAAGACAAGCACAGATACGCTTACCAATAAGACGCTGACCGCGCCCGTCATCAATGGAACGCCCACCGGAACCGGCATTCCAACCGTCACCCTCAAGAAAGGAAGTGGAGGTGGACTGTACAGCAGCGCGTCAACAAGCTACGTAGCGGTTGATGGCACGAATCTCGCCTACACCGTTACGATTCCGACTGGATGGAAATTGCTGATAAATTCATCTTTCCGAGCGGGAACCAACACCGCTGCTGTCGCGTTTAATGTTGGGCTAGCAGATGGTGGGACAATTTTTGTCGAAACCAATCCTACGCAGTTTACATCGGGCGTGGCGAATCCATGTTCTCTCTCATGGGCAATTACGGGGGACGGCGCTTCGCACACGATTGACTTACGCTACAAGACATCCAACGGTGCAGATTCCGTCATCATGGGCAATCAGTCAGCGACCGATTTACCTACAATGACGTTCCTACTTACGCCGTCAAACTAACCTTCTATGCCTTTAATAGTCCAACCCCTCACCCCCAGTAGCTCCCCCGTCGGAACCACCTACACCGCCCAGGACATCGTAAACAACGTCTCTCAGGATCTCCGCAAGCAACTCGGCACCTCTGGCGGTGACCTCACCATCCTCCTCGACTATGTTGATCGTATATCCAAAGAAATCCTCCGTTCTTCGCGATGGAGATTCCTGCTTAGTAGTCCTCAGCAGTTTATCACCGAACCCGGAGTCACCGATTATTGGGTTGGAACTTCTGGTAGTGGCCCCCAGGGAAGCCGCGATACTGGGCTCAATATTACCAGTGGTATTTACCGTCTCTACGACCCTGGAGTTCTTGATAGAAGTAACAATGTTCGACTCGGGAGAACGGATTATCGCCCACCCAATCTGGTGAGTTTTGAGTACCCAGACGGCCAGGGGAGACTCTTTCGCCCTACGAACTTCTTCCATGAAAACTACTCCAGCCTTATTCAACTCTTCCCTGCTCCTAACAACCAAAACACCTACCAACCAACCGCAGAATCTCCAGTCTGTACTACAACTACCGGGGGAGCGTTGGCGGCTCGTACCTATTACGTCCGATATAGCATTGTGGATTCCTCCGGCCTAGAGAGCGACGCCAGCAGCATCCCCACCACCATCTACATCCCAGCGAACTCCCTCTTGGTGGTGAAGTCCCCGAACTTCCCAACCGTCTCCGCCAGAGGAGTTACCTACTCTAAGTATAAGGTATATGCCTCCCAAACCCTCGGGAGCGAGGTGGTGCAAAACAGCGGAACCTCCATCTCCTCCGGCAGTGACTTCACCGAATCCGCCGGAGGTCTCGCCACCGGAACCACCTCCGCCCCCACCGTCAATAACATCACCCGGATGGACGGATATCTCATCGAATTCCGTTACTACTCCACTCGCAACGCCATAACCTCCGGAGCCCAGGTGCTTCAAATCCCCGACGACTATAAGGATGTGATTGTGAGTGGGGTGAATATGCTAGGGTATCAGTTTCTAGAGAAGTATCTCCAAGTGAAATTCTGGATGGATCGCTACGAGCGTGGGAAGCAGCAAATCATCCGCGACAAGAACCAATTCAACGACGGAGATTTCCTCTCTCCTGATGGTGCCACCCAAGTTCAACCCCCTTCCATTATCCCCGGGAGCTTTAGCTAGTGTACTACAAATCTCCGCTACAGCCGATGGATCCAGTCCTCAAGACCCAAGAGGTTGAGGTTGGGAAATACCTCCGCGATAACTTCTACGGCAGCGGGCAGGATAGTTGGACTCGCCCGTTTGCCCAATCCCAAGACATCTTCCAGCAACTCCTCAACGTCATGCCCATCGCCCAGGGAACCCTCTCCCGCCGGTGGGGTTACACCCAACTAACCAACGTAGGGCATACCACCTTTACCCCCTCCGCCTCCGCCACTACCGTTCGCCGAATCTATAGCTACCAAAACGAAACCGCCGGGAGGCGGAAGCTCCTCTACTGTAGCGGTGGGCAGGTTACGGTAACTGAAGAAGACGGATCTCACTTGCAACTTCTCTTCTCTCCCGCTACCATGGGCTACTGGGGAACCTCCCTCTTCTACCCTCTCACCTCCTCCACCGTTCCGCGAGTGTGTCTCTCCCGAGACTGGGCATTCTTCTCCGACGCTACCCCTAGCGAAGCCAAGAAATGGCACGATGTCTACGGTCTTCTCTCCTGGGGCTTTGACTCCCCCACCACCGCCCCAAGCGTGGGAGCTCCTATCGGAGCAGGGAGTATCACCCTTATAAGTGGAAGAAACTACTTCCTGGTGTTCGAGAACCCCATCACCGGACACTTTAGTGATCTCTCCCCGGTCTCCGCCTCCACCGGCCCTCTCACTAGCAAGAATATCCCTCTCTCTAACCTAGAAGTGAGTACAGATCCCCAAGTCACAAAGAAACGCCTTCTCGGCACCCTCGATGGTGGAGACCAAACCACCCTCTACGAGATCGCCCAGCTCGACAACTCCACCACCACCTACACCGACTCCACCTCCGATACTGTTCTCGTAACCAACAACATCTTCCTCAACACCGATGACTTCGGGGTAGAACACGGCGTCTCCAACAACGACCCCCCTCCCCCAGGCCTCACCTTTATCACCAAACACCGTGGTCGTCTCTACGGCTTGCTTAACGAAACCCTCTACTTCACCAAAGCCTTGGATGAGGTTCTCTCCTCCACCGGAACCGTCTGTGGCAGGTGGGAAGAATGTTGGCCCCCAGCCAATACCCTAGACGCAAGTAGCGTCACGGAAACAGGTAGGGGAATCCTCTCCGACGGAAACACTCTCTATATCGGAACCGAACGCCATATCTGGCGGCTCGACGGCGATGGCCCACAAAACTTCTCCAAACCCGAGGTGATCTTCAACGAGGTGGGAATCATCAATCAGGATTGCTGGCAGGTGGTGTTTGCGGAAGGCAAGCCCGTTGGGATGATCTGGCTTACTCCCGATCTCCGCGTTATCCTATCCAACTTCTCCGAATATCACGACATTGGAACTCCCATTCAGGATGTATTGAACACCATCAACCTCTCCGCCTCCGCCAACATTTGGGGAGCTTTCTTCAGTAAAGGAAGCTACGACATATACATCCTAGCCATCCCAACCGGAAGCAACACCGACCCCGATACCCTTTGCATCTACGACCTCCGCACCCAACGCTGGGTGGGAACCTGGATACCAACCGACAAACTCACCGCAGGACTCTTCAACATCGACCTCTCCGGGACTCCTATGTGGCTTGTGGCCTCCGCAGCCACCCAATCCTTCGTAGCAGGCCAGCATGTAGTGAGCCCGATCCACCAATTCCTCTCCACCGCTACCTCTGATAACGGCGGCTCTTATACGTCCCAAGCCAAAACCGGCTGGCTCCATCTAGGAGCCCCTAACCACCGCAAAGCCTTAAACGAGATGGAAGTCTTCACCAACGACCCAGCCGTTACAGTCTCTATCGAGGGAGCTACTACCATCCCTCAAGCTCTCTCTTCTCCCAACTCCGTAGTTTCCTCCGCCCCTCTGGTGGTCTCCCAACGCGGTCAGTATAAAGTATATCTCGCCGGTAGTACCAGCAAAGATCGCAACTACCGCCTGACGTTCACCTCCACCTCCACCGAACCCGACTTCCTCCAAGGCTTCATCCTCGAAAGCGTACCCTTCCCCTTCTAATGGCAGACTTCTCTAGTGGCGGACAGAATCTTCGAAGCGAAAGCACCTACCTCCAACGCTGGGCGCGAGATGTAGATATCACGCTGGAAGAGAACGACAAAGTTCTCAACCTCCTCGCCCATCGCACCAACGTCACCAACGAAGCCCTCAACACCGTCGTGGCGGCGGTGGGAGTTCCCCCCGATCCTAGTAGCTGCTCTGCCTCCTGCACCGGATACATCCGAGATGGTATTCTCTACCAGCGAGTAACCATTAACTACTCTGCCCCTCCGATTCTCGGCAGCTTCGCTGGGATCTTCGTGGTGGTAGGCGGTTACAACGGAGCATCCGCTTCCACCCTAGTAAAAGTCGGAGAAGACACCTTCCACGGAGCCGCGGGAGCTGCTGTCAGCTTCAGCAACCTCGTTCTTCAGAAGACTGGCGAAACCATCACCATCTACTTCGTCGCGAAAAGCTTCGGAGAAGTAGCCCGCCCGGATTGGCAAAACGCCCCAAACGTCTCCCTCGCCTTAACCGCCGGAGTAGGCGTAATCAACTCCACCCTCCAAACCAAAGCCAACTCCCCCACCAACATTGGAGCCACTGTAATAGGTGCGAGTCCATTATCCAACGACGGAGCAGGTACCGATATTGTCGTTGCATCTTTCTCCGTACAGTATGGTTTTGGAACTCTCTCCTACAACTCCGGTGCGGTCGATCCTGGAAGCTTCGGCAAATGGGGGGTCTACTTCGACGATCCCCTCTACAGTGGAGGAACAGTTACCTTTCACGCAGATACCGCTGCTTCTACCTTAACCGCTGCTGAAGGAAGAGTAGTAGTGGGATATATAACCACCGTCGGGGGTATCCCCCACACCGGCACTGGCGGAGGAAACGGCGGTGGCGGAAACAACAAAATCAACCTTTCCTAATATGCACAACGCAAAGATAATCCGAGCTGTTCAACTCTCCGATGGGGAAATTGCGATTCTCGCCAGATGCTGCGATGACCCTTCCACTGACTCCTGGCATACCATGAAAGTAACTCCCACCCTCGACCTTGCTGCCTCCAAGACTTCCCATTGCTCTAGAGTCGGCGAGCTCCACACCCACATGTCTAAAATCTCCCTGGAGGATCTAATTGATAAATAAAGAACATCTCCAACCCTTTGAGCGCCACGTCTACGAAACCCTCGCAGAACTCCGCGCGGATATGAAAGCCTTGGTTGGCAACGGCCAACCCGGTCGCGTAGGCAAGCTCGAATCTCGAATGCTCAAACTCATAATCGCAGTAGCGGTGTTGCTGATGTGGGTCTTCGGCCCAACAGTGATCTCCGCTCTGCTTGGAATCTAGGAGGACAGGAATGATAGCACCAGTAAGGTTGGCAACGGCAGAAGAGGTGGAGAAGATCCGAGAGAGCAGTGACCTCTCCAATGCCACCAGCGTGTGGGTTTGGCCCAACGAGGGGAAGGAACCCGACACCGTGGTGGTCAGAAGCTGCATGGAAGCAGATCCTATGCACTTCGGCAAAGACTCCGGCAATCAACGCAAAGCTCTCTTCGGCTGGACACTCTTCAACATGCTTCGCTCCAACGGGGTAAGGGAGGTCTACTTCAACGTAGACTCCGAGGGAATGGAAGACTGGATTGCCATTCTGGAAAAACTCGGTGCAGAAAAAACCACCCTCAAACCCCAATATCGTTTTAAGGTAAATCTGTGAGCAAAAAAACAACCAGCTCTACTCAAGGAACCCAATCCACCGCGTTTCAATTCGACCCCGGAAGTATGGCGCAGTATCAGCAAAATCTCGCAGCCTGGGGGCCACAAGCCCGCGCGTTTGCCACCAACCCCTACGGCAATCAACAGTTCCAGGAAGAAAGCGCAATGGGCCAAGACAACGCTGCGAGGATGGGATCGCGCAATATGGCCAACCTTCGCGGCAACGCCGCTGCGATGGGATACTCTACTAATGGGGGGATGTTTAATTCCCTCCTGGCCCAAAGCGGTCGAGCTACCTCCGGAATGCAGGCTAATGCCTTCCGCGGAGCAGTTGGAAGCGCCAACCAACGCCAAATGCAAAGCATGGGGATGTTGGCGAGCTTCCAACCTCTCATGACCGGAAGCAACTCCAACTTCTCCCAGAACTCCCAACAGCAGCAGAGTGGATTGGGGACGTGGTTACCGCAGCTTATTGGAGCGGGTGTAGGTGCAGGTGTTAGCGCCTTTACCGGCGGAGGGGGAATGACTCCCTCTTCTGGCGCATCTAGCAGCGGTTCAGGAGTAGGCGCTACCGGCTCTGGAATGGGTGGAATCACCGGAGGCATCGGAAACGTCTTTGGAGGAATGTCTCCCAGCGGCTATGGTTACGGAAGCAGCGGAGGCCCACCGCCGCCACCTCCGGGAATGTGGGGAGCATAATCTATGTTCGATAACGAATACGAATTCTCCCAGCAAACTTCCCAAGCTCCCAACCTGAACGATCTCGTCTATCGTCAGGGAATGGGCCAAGCCGGGGCGATCCCCAACTACACCACCGACATGGCGCAGATGCAGTATCTCCGCAACTCCATGCCAGCCAATCCAGGGAGCTACGCCCAGAACTACGAACAACATAGAGCAATACGTGGAGGCCTAATCGGCCCAGGAATCACCCCCCACAACTCCCTCCCTCGTGGTGGTCGTGGAGGCATGGTTGCCAACGGTCTTATGGGCTTCCCCCAACTCGGTGGGGGCATGGACTCCAGTAGTGTGCAAAGTAATGCTCCTGCCAACGCTGCACTTGCGCCTTACGGGCTTCAGCTCCCCACCCATACAAACCCGTTTTTATTCTTTAACGACCAGCAGAAGGATGGATCCCCCACCTGGGCAGGGAATCATCCCAAAGTAGCGAAGGCCATTGAAGGCGCGATGATTGGAGCCACCACTCCCGGCGGAGAGACGATTGGAGAGAACATCTCCAACGTCGCGAGAACCGTCCTGGGCATCCCCGGGATGTACCGCGATAACCAAGCCCAGCAGATGATGGCTCCCTTCGGCATGGCTCAGCAGATTGGGAAGCTTCAGGATGATACCATCAATCGGGGTTACAAGTTAGCCGAGGCCTTCCATGCTTATGCCACCGGCAAAGCCATGCTCAACAAACCCCAGAAGGTCTATGGAACTCAAGTCTACAGCGACGAACAAGGCCACTACAACATTGACGAAGCCACTGGGAAGAAGAACTATATCGACAACACCCCAGGGCTCACTCCCGGAACCACCAAGGTAGGTTCTCCCACCAAGCCTGGAGCTGGCCCTGGGATGTACCCCAAAGGCCTCTCTACCCTGCCGCAGAAACAGGCCTACGACGACTATCGCCAACGCGGGGACTTCGATCCAGATCATCTCCCCAACGACTGGAACTCCCTCATAGACAAACACACCTCCCGCAACGCCATACTCTCCGGCGGAGGCCATACCGCAGGCAGCAAGAGCGTGGGTCAGGGAGAATACGGCGACATCCCCCAGGAGCAACGAGAGAAGCTCGATGCCCTTAAACAAGGTGCCGCTAACGCCCGCTCTCGCGCAAAGGAAAACCTCAAAGCCAGTGACTTCGCGAATTCTCCAGACCCCCTCGCAGCTCGCAACGCCGAAAAGCAGAAGAGAGACTCCGAGGCGCAATCGGCTGAAAAGGCATATCAAGATGCTGTTGGAAGCCTTCCTTCAAGTAGAACCACCAAACAGCAGCAACCCAGCTCCCCCAAAGGACTAACCATCCACCCTGACGGTAGAATCGAACTCCCTCCACCTAGATAATGGCAGATAACTCCACTAATCCATTTAGCAGCTACTCCCTCGACGAGCAAAACCAATACGCCGATCAGCTCCGCGGAGCTATGGCGAGCGGGAAGCTCAACCCCGCGCAGACGCAGGGGGTGCAGAGTGCTCTGAAGTATCTCCCTATGAGTAAAGCCGCGGCGGATCAAAATCTCTCCAACCTCGCGACGCATGGGCAGGGAACGTGGCAACCAACGCTCACTCCCAAGTATAATCCCTCTCCCGAAGGCGCACGTCAGGCCATCATAGCCCAATACATGAACCAACCTCAAGCTGGGCCGGAGTTTGAGGGAAGCTCGGGAGAAATGCTGCTTCACGGTCTCGGGGAGATGCACAAGCCCATCGGTGATCTCGGAGCCTCCACTGCTGAAACTCTGCTTCGCACGCAACAACGTGGAGATCAGATAGATCCAAGGGCGGTTGGCGTCGCTCGTGGGGTTGGCCGCTTTGCCGGAGAGTTTGCTGGAGACCCCACCAACCTTGCTCTCGCAAGCATGGGCACCGCTGGCAAACTCGGCCAAGCCGCTATGGGATTAGGTTTCGGAGTCCAGATGGGCAAAGGAGCCTATGAACAAGCAGGAGATGTTGGCTCGCGCTGGGATACCATGACTCCCTCTGAGAAGGCAGAAGGCGTAACCTCCCTCGGCCTAACCACCGCTATGGCGGGTATGTCCAGCGCGCATGGGGTATCTAGCCTCCGCACCCCCGCTCCTAAACCTAGCTATCGTGCTCCGGAACCAACCCCAGTCGAACCCCTTAAGACGGAACCCCTCGACGAAGAGCTCCGCCGTGGTGGCCCTGGCTCTCCCCCTCCCACCACCCCAGACACCACCCAAACCTTCATCCGCCCCTCGCGTATGGGAACCCCCCAAGGTATCTCAGATATGCTCTCCTCCGCGAAGTCCGGCCAGAGTTCCGAAACCACCGCCAGAGTGGAGCAGCACAAGATGGAGAAGAAGGCGATTGGGGAGGAAGTACAAGCTCCCGTTCCTTCTACTCCCCAACCCCCTCCCAAAGATAACTCCACCTTCTCCCAAGCCAAGGAAGAGTGGCTGAAGTCCAATCCCGGTGCAGATGTAACCAACGCATCCGCTATGAGCTGGATCGCCCGAAGAGCTCAGGAGCTTAAAACGGGAGTAGCGGATAAAACTATTCAGCCTCTCGCATCCCCCCAACCCGACACCGGAAGCAAATGGAAGAGCATCCAGCAGCAGATAGAAGCGGGAGAGACTCCCAAGGGAGCAGGTTCGCCTCCACTTCAACGCCCACCCGCTCAACCCATTGACTTAAGCGGTATGTCCCACGACGAACGCCACGAGTGGTTTAACAAGAACGCCCCGGTTACTCTTACAGGCTCCACGCTGGAGGAAGCCAGAGCCACCGCCAAAACCATCTTCGGCGATGAGGCAGATAACCTAAAAATCACCCCCTACCTCGACAAGGACAGCAAACTCCGTTATGGCTCACTCTATCCGGTTGCAGAGAATAAAACCTCGCTCCCTTCGCAAAGCGAAACAGCCAGTGCTAAGAAACCCCCTGCGTCGGCCCAAGCCTCCGGAGCGCCCGCCTACGTTGGAAACCCTGAGACCCAAGCGTTAGAGCAGAAGCTCCTGAAGGCCGGTGCTGGTCAGCAGATGTTGGACACCCTTCAGAAGGCCGCGAAGGACTCCGCCCCCGACGGGACTCCTCCGGAGAGTATCCAAAAAGTCTACCATCGCTCCCTCGATGCCCTATCCCGTGGTCTCGAAACCGGAGACTCCAAACTCATGCGGAAGGCGTTCGACATAGCCAACCGAAGGCTGGAGGCTGGTCGCTTCACTCCCGCTGGTCGACCAGCGATGTCTCCCGCGCAGTCTAAGGTCTTCGAGGAATTCCACGTTACGAAGATGTTGGATAAGTGGGAGAGCTTCACCGACGAGCAGCTTAAATCTCGCGATGTGAGAAAGAAGCTAACCTCAGATGAGTTCTCCAACTCCGTAGCTGCTACCTCCAACCCCGCGTTGGAGATGCGGCATAATGCCCTGCTGGAGCGTGTGGGTCACCTTGGAGCAGACCCCATCGCAGCCTTGGGGCGTCTCTTCGGAGGCCAGCATCTCTCCGCCGGGGACATCTCCCGAGGTGTCCTTCGCGAGTCTCTTGCCACCGCAGCTCGCAGTAAAGACATGAACGCCCATGCGCTGGATACCTATATCCAACAATGGAATTCCCGTCCGGTTCACGAGACCGTTAGCTTCATCGACTCCATAGAAACCGGAAACATCGGAAGCATCCCAGATCCTCAAGACCGCATGGTAGCCCAACGCCTTCGCGATATGCTCGACGCCAAGCGCGATCAGATCAACTCCCTAGGCACCGGGAAGTTCGACACCTTCATAGAAAACTACTTCCCTCACCTGTGGAAGTTCGGCGTAACCGACATCGCCCGGCAAACCCTCCAAGGTCGTCGCCCCTTGGCAGGGGGTGCTGGATTCCTCAAACCTCGCACCTACACCTCCTTCGCAGAAGGCATTGCCAACGGCCTAGAGCCCGTCACCTACAACCCCGTGCAGATGGCTTTGCTCAAGCTCCACGAGATGGATCGCTACCTCGCTGCTCACACCGCGTTTGAGGAGTTGAAGACTCGCGGCTTGGCTGCACCCTTTATCCCCAAGGATGTCCCAGACGGCTGGGTGAAACTCAACGATCAGATGTTCCGCGCAGGAGAGCAGAGCTACTACGCCCCCGCCGACGCCGCTCGTCCAATCAACAACCACCTCTCCCCTGGGCTTCGCGGCAACGCCTTGTTCAACTCTGTCACCGCCTACAACAACCTCCTCAACCAATTCAATCTCGGCTTCTCGGTATTCCACGGCACCGAAACCGCCATCAACTCCATCGCGAGTGAGATGGGATTGGGGTTGCAGAAGCTGTCGAGGGGGGACATAAAGGGCGTAGCAAACATCGGGAAGTCCGTCGTAGCTCCCGCTCAACTTCTCCGCACTTACCTTCTAGGCACCCATGTGATGAGGGAGTATTTGGAGCCTGGCCGTTATGCTCAGCTCTCCTCTGTAGTGGATGCTCTCCAATCCTCTGGTGGCCGCATCGCTATGCCTCCGGAGTTTAAAAACGCCGCGGTGGAAGCATGGGCGAATGCCTTTAAGGAATACAACTCCGCGAAGGGGTTCCAGAATATTCCGGCGTTTGGGAAGATGCAGGTGAAGAAACTCGGGGCTATTATGGAAGCTCTTTCTTCTCCTCTGATGGAGAAGTTTGTTCCCCGAATCAAACTCGGAACCTTCGCAAGGGAAGCCCAGGATATTCTCGACCGCCTGCCTCCCAACACTCCCAAGGAAGTTATGAGAGCCGAACTCGGGAAAGCCTGGGACAGCATCGACAACCGTTTCGGCCAGGTAGTCTACGATAATCTCTTCTGGAACCGCACCGCGAAGGACATCGCCCATATCGCTATTCGCTCCGTGGGCTGGAACCTCGGAACCCTTCGCGAGATCGGAGGAGGCGTTCTGAATGTCCGGGATCTTCAACAACCCCTCTCCGGAAAAGGTTTCACCACCAAGCAAGCCTACATCCTCGCGCTTGGAACCATGACTTTGGGAATGGGAGCGGTCATAAACGCCGCCTACAACCAAAAGCCCCAATCCCTAACCGACTACATCTACCCCAAAACCGGCAAGATCGGCCCAGACGGCGAACCCGAGCGCATCATGCTCAAGACCTATATCCATGACTCCCTGGCATTTGGTCACTCCCCTGGCCAAACTGCGGTGAATAAACTCTCCCCCGCGTGGAACCAACTCGCGAATCTCTACTCAAACTCCGACTACTATGGGACTCGTATCCATCCCATCCACTCCTCTACCTCTGCGGCGTTGAGTGACTCCCAAACCTACACTTCCACCGCGAGCTACCTAGGGAAGTCTGCTCTCCCTTTCTCCCTGGAAAACTACAACCAACGCCGACTCTCCGGGGAGAGCATCCTCTCCTCCCTCTCCAGCTCCGCCGCGATTCTCCCCGCTCCCAAGTGGGCCGGACAAACCCCCGCGGCGTCCATGGCATATGAATTCTACAAAACCAAACTCTCCCGAGGCCCGAACGACCCGGACGTAACCGCCCGCCTCCAACGCTACCACCAACTCGCGAGTGGCTACGCCGCGAACCAATTCTCCGTCGCCGACATCACCAAAGCCTACAAAAACAAAGAGATCACCACTAAGCAGTTTGACGGTATCCTCGACGAGAGCGATGGGAAGCTCACCCCTCTCCAACGCCATTCCAAGCAACTCTCCCCTGTGGAGCTTCTTCAAGTTTGGCATCTCGCCTCCCCGGAAGAACGCCAATCCCTCCAGGAAATGTTCCTCCACAAATGGGATACCATCACCGACGACCCGGATCTCTCCAACAAATTCAACTCCGCATGGAAGGCCTCACGCCAACGATGAAAATCCTCGACGCATATCTCCTCTATCGCAAAAGCTGCATCAACACCCTCGCGAAGGGAACCATCGCACGCTATACAGAGACGATGGATGAGTTTCTATCTCGCTTCAAAGACAAGAAACTGGTAGAAGACTTCCACCGCTGGGATATAGAAGATTTCAAAGAAGCCCGGATCGCAGAGGGCTACTCCGCCGCCACCGTCAATCGCGAACTCCAAACCCTCCGAACTTGGTGGAATTGGATGCTCGCACGCGAGTATGCGGTGTATAATCCCGTAAAGAAGGTTCCGCTGTGTAAGGAAACTCCTCTAGGGGTGAGGAAGCTTACGCTGGAAGAACAGGCTACTCTCCTCCAAGCCTGCCGAACCACTCGGGAGAAACTTATCTTCCTCCTCCCCCTCACCACCGGGGTTCGCCCAATCGAGTGTGAGAGGCTGAAGTGGAGTCATGTGGAGTGGGAGAACCGCCTGCTCAACGTGGATTCCTCCGTCACCAAGGATCTCAAACCCCGCTTTCTCCCTCTACGCGATGACGTGTTGGAGCTCCTTCGCGAACACCAGAAGACCGCTACCAACGAGTTCATCTTCGCCGGGATCGAAGACAAAACCATCTCCTCTCGGTTCCGGGACATTACCATCCGCGCGGGACTCCCTAGCTCTGGACTCCATCTCCTCCGCCACACCTTCGCCACCCAGCTTCTCCGCTCTGGGGTAGATGTCTATACCATCAAATCCATGCTTGGGCACGGGCAGATCTCCACCACCTGTAAGTTTCTCGACGCTGCTGGGCCGGAAGAGGTTAGGGAGAGACTCGATATATTCCCTATGAGTAGGCGAGATTCTCCCACAGTTACCTAGCTTCCTTGCATAGACAAAAAATTACCCCCTAGGATGTCCAGTCCTAGGGGGTTTTTAGTTTAGGGAGTAGCTAGAGGTTAACTTGCTTTCCTCGCTCGTATAATCCTCATCGCAGCTTCGTACTCCGAGACTGAGGGTTGTTGTGGCTTCCCGGCCGCGGCTTGAGCGATCTCCGCCTCCTCCGCCAAGTCCTGTCCGAGTGTGCGAGAAGGGTTCTCTTCGAGGATATCCATCTCTTCCAATGCCTTCTGGATAAACGGCACCTTGCTGAGAAGAATCTTCCAATCTTTCTTGTACATCGCAACCGGCCACCGTTCGTTTCCCACTCGTACCATCAGGGCACCCTTTCTGGTACGGAGGATACCTGCGCTTGCTTCCTCCAGTGCCCCGGCTTCTAACGCCTCCTGTACCTCACTCAACAACGCAGGATCACATCCCTGTGCTCTGAGTTTGCGGGTGATTTCATCTATCCGTGTTACTGCCATACTGATTCTCCATTTCTGCGCGTATGCGCGTATATTGGAAACGGGAAATTTTTCAAAAACCCGTTTGGAATCAGTGAGATGCGGATTTTCGTCGGCGGGTTGCCCGGGATTTTTGCTATATACAAGGGCGGGAAGATTAACCCTTATACCGATCATCGAACTCTGGTCGGTGGGTGAGATACCAATGAAGAAACATCGCGCAGCAGCTAAGGTGGAGGCTGTGGGGTTTGCCTGTCTCTGTATCAAAGTCTTCCCCCCGAGCTATAGCAAGCAGGTGTCTGAAGGCTGCCGCTATTACTCTGCTCCAATAGATCCCCTTCCTCCAGTTATGAGCGGCATACTTCTTAGCTCCGAAGGTGAGAATCTCTGCTACTCCGGTGATCCAATCGCTATCAACCAGATCTAGCCTCGGCTTCTCCCCGTCCAGCTTCGTCCCTTCACTGAGTCCCGAAGTCGTTGGAGGTTGGGGCTTCACACCTAAGGCGGTAGAATCTTTCAAGGAAGTTCCTTTCTGCCTCTTTAGGAGACATGGTTAGCATACCGTAGCCGGTTCCGGTTGGCATGAGATAGTTTCGTTCACGCTCGTAATCCGCTCGATCCCAGGCTTTGATCTGGGAGATGAGGGTGGAATCTAATCCAAAGCTATCAAACACCGCTTTGAGGATGTTCTGGCCACACTCTACGAAGAATGCCATTTGGGGATCATGCTTCACCGGAGCGGCGAGATCTACCAAGTAGGCCTCATCCGCATCGTGAAGCAGCCCCACCAACGCCAACTCCCTCGGGCAAGCAAAGCTCACCGCGAGGGAATGTTCGGCTACAGAGTAGAAGTCTTTCACATGGCCGGTGAAACGGCATTGGTTGCTTAGCGCATGGGCGATGTCAATGATGTCTACATCCTCCGGTCGAGGGTCGAGTGGCCAGAACTTCTTTCCGGAGTAGCAGCGAATGTAGTTCTGGTCGGTTCTCACAAAGACTTCCGTTTCTTTTTAGGAGGCTTAACGTCTTCGTCATCTGAGCCTCCCCGTTTGAGTATAGCTTCTTCCGTATTATACCTGCTAGGGTATAGGTTATAATTTATGGCAAAGTTAAGATCTTTAGAGTATTCGCTCACAATACCTCTCCGAATACCTCACCGTTTAGGTTCTTCTGCTTCTCATAAAACGGCTCAACTACCCGGCGGTGGAACTCGCTCTGCGCGTTGGCCAGTGCCCCCTCAAACGCCGCGGTGGAGTTGTAGTTTACTTCCTTGTAGGTGAGTTTGAGAACCCGCGCGACGAGTTTGAAAATGGCATATTGGACATTCCCCGCTACGCTATATTCCGCTACTCCCTCGCGGGAGTTTTTGGCGACTGCTTGGGCGAGAGCTTCGATTGATGCGTCGAGCTTCTGGCGGGTGGTGCTGTTGATATAACCCATTATCTCGCTCCTCGAAGATCAAGCTCCAGACCAACTGCGTCTTGAACTTCTCGAAAGTCTTTCCGTTCCTGTTTAGACATTGCATGTTCCGCGTCGATGATGTGTTCGACTAAACCGCCGAGAGATTCAAAGCGGCTTAAACACACGAAGCAGAATAACCACTTGTTACTTAGAGCCATAAATCTTTCCTCCATATGCAAATTTTCCATTAGAAACCACACACCCATGGATGTTGAAGTTTCCATTGGGATGGAACTCTACAATCACCAGACCATTAACCCAGGCCGTTGGCCTATTCCGTAGGTAGGTGGGGTTAACCTCACAAGCCCCGGGAGCACATTCTGCCATCCACTTCTCAGTTTCGTCGTGAGGGAGAACCTTGGTGTAGCTCTGCGGCGAGTGAAGATGTCCGTAGAGAACTGAACTGCAATAGCTCTCAACGGCCTTCTTGGCATGATACTGACTAGCTTGATTGCCAACTCCGGTTAAAGTCTCACCATGAATAAAGGTAAGCTTCCCATGCTTATAGCTCTGACCACATTGAACTACATTCCAACCACGCTCTTCCAGACTGAGAAGCAGTGGTCTCTCTATAGTCCCCTGCAACTCTGGGTGTCTCTCTACTAATTGAAACTCCCAATCACAGTGGTTCCCTAAGATGTAGATCTTCTCTGCTTCCTTCGACAACGCGGGTTCGAGCTTTCGAAGAATGTCTCTTTCAAACCCTTCGGTGTTCTTACGATAGCTACCTGGGAGTTTGTAAATACCTTTGCCGCGATTATGCGGAGAAATTTCTTGATTGTCAAACTGATCTCCCCCAAAGAGGAACCCATCGACTTTGTTTTGGCTTAGGAAATCCAACGCCGCGTCGAAGGTGGGTTTGTGATGGAAAGGATAATGTAAATCGTAGATGCAGAGATATGTCTCTGATTGGTTTTTCTTAGGCAACTTACGTCGCCTCCTTTGTTTTGAAATACCTGCCTTCGTGTAGTGCTATATCCCCACTTTGGAGCAGGGAGTCTAGGTATTTAATTACGTCTTGGGAGGTTGCTTGAGTCCTCATCATCTGCTTGATCTGCTGCCCACTAGCCCCCACAGGGGGGATGCAATCCAGTACGGAGGTGAGTATTTTCCCTATCTGTGTTGTGGGCACAACTACCTCTTGAAGCTTCTGCTCCGCATACGAATACATGGTAATCGCTGCGTGAAGATCACTCTCTGTGATTGCATCCCTCTTGCTGCTCAGCGCGGTCAGCATAGCGAGACGTTTTACGAACTCAGGTGCGCGTGCGGCGAATGGCGCGAGTAGGCCACTCCCGGGATTGTGTTGGTTATACCACTTCGCCCAAAAATCCGCGGTGGCATAATCCGCGAACCTCACCGCTCCTTGGTGAAATCCCACCACCTCCAAGAACCCCTCCCAGACTCTCTCTCTGCGAAGAGCAGTTTCTCTCTGCGCGGAGAGGGAGATACTCATGGAAGGGTTGGCGACACGTTGCTTGCGGTGGTCTTCTTTGATGATGAAGAAGCGGGGGAGAAACCCGCCTCCGATGGCGGTGTCAGGAAGCGCGGTTTGAAGCCAGTCTTTGGTGGAGCCTCCCATAACCGTCACGGCGGGTTCTGCGATTCGTTGGAGCTGGTTGGAGCGCGTGCGGAGTTCAACTGGATTGTAGTCGAGGAGCTCCGTGATGTAGGGGAGAAGGGGCTTCATGTAATCGGCTTTGTTGAAGAACGCCGCGAGCTCACTCGCATATATGATGGCCTGTGGCATCGGCATGAGATCTTCATGGAGCTTCTCCTTGGTGGTGGCACCGCCGAAGAACTGGGGGCGGAATTCCACTGGGAGTTTCTCAAGCAGATATAGGCGAGACACGCTCATGCTGGAGGATTTGCCGATCCCACTGTTGCCGATTAGGAGGATATTAAGCATTGGGAACAGCGGTCGATAGTCATCCACATACCACGTTCCTCTTCCCATCGTAGCTCCCATCATGCTCATCGCGGTGAAGAGGAGGTAGCTTGTGGGGAGTTCGGTTGCTTCCCAGCAGCGGAGCCACTCCCTAAACCAGCTCTCCTCCGGTATACTCTCCACCATCTTCTCTACTGTTATCACCGTGGTTTGGCCCTCGCCATGGGAACGACTACTTTGGAATAACACTTGGGGCAAAGGTTGCCCCTTCCGTCGGGAGTGTATCTAACCCCGCAACTACTGCACTTCATAAGGTTCCTGCTCGAAGGAGTAGGAGGGTTTGGTGGGCTTTAGCTGCATGATCTTTTGCTGGAGTTCGGCTTGATCCGCTAGCTGCTCGTTGCGTTCTCGGCGGGTGCGTTCGCGCTTACGGGCATAGGAGTCTTCGAGGGATTCTAGCTCCGCGGCGTGGAACCACTCCACCAGATGCTTCACCCCGTCGTTGGTCTGGGTTGGGCGGCGCACCTGAACAGCATCATCCAGCATCCCATTGGCGCGTTCGATCTCTCCGCAGTGGTTAATCTGAAGTACCCACACCTCCTCTCCGGTAATTTTATGTACCGCAACGTCATTTATTTTGATTGCCATTTTTTCCCTTCTCTATGTTAGACTCACCCAAGGGGCGGTTTGTTCGCAAAAATCTTTTCAACCTGATGTTGTAGCTGGTTCCGGGAGGGCTTTTGGAGAGAACGTCGTAGAGCCGATCGAGGGCTTTATCCAAGCGAGTGTTGGTTAGCTTCATAATATCGGCCCCTTATACTTCTCTGTTTCTCCCCAGCTCTTACCTACTGCTATCCCTATAGGTAGCACTAAGCCTCCAAGTTCCTTCCAGGGCTGCTCCATCACCCTCTTCAATACCCCCACGACCTGAGGTATCAATATATCCGGAGTCTCGATAATCAAAGAATCGTGAACTTGTACCACTAGGTTCGCCGGGTGCGGCAAAGGCTCTACACAACCTACAACCTTCAACACCATCTCTAAAGGCCACGAGATGCGCTCGTACATGAGCCCTAACATCGCTCGGAATATCACGTCCGCCGCGGCTGACTGGGGTAAGAAACTCAAGGACTCTGTGTAGTAGCTGGTGGTATAAAACCACCTCTTCCGCCCAAAGGGAGTTGTTAATACCCCCTCCCTCTTCGCCTCGTCCGCCAGACGGTTCTGCCACTGTACTGTCTTCGCTAATGCGCTTTTCCATTTGTCCAGGAGATCCTTGGTCTCTTTGAAATCCATGTCATACATCATGGAGATCTTCTTCGCCCCCATGCCATAGTTGCTACCATGGACTATACGTTTGGCTTTACCGTAGGGGGCATCCTTATCGTTGTCCTTCTCTACCTCATCATACGGGATACCAAAGAACACCGATACCGCATGTTTGTGTTCGCTGTAGTCTGGGATCGTGAGAAATCTCTCCATCCTCTCCGTGTCGTTAGCAAAGTAAGCAGTAAGGCGATTCTCAATCCCGCTATAATCAACATCTATGATGCTCCAGCCTTCATGCCGGGGAACGTAGATAAACCGGGCGGATTCGGTGATGTTCTGGAGGTTGGGATCACTAGAAGATAATCTCCCCGACGCGGTTCCGTGAACGTTGAAGTGGGTATGGATAGTATCAACACTTAACATCTCCTCCTTGCAGAACAAGGTAAGAAGACTATTCATCTTCTTGAGATTCTTCACCGCTTTGATCGCGCGGTTCTTCGTCTTGTTGTAGTGCTTATCCAGCGCGATTTTTCCGGTGGAGGGTTTCCCCGTCTTTAGGTCTGGAATCGGCTGAAGACCAAGCTCCTCGTGGAGCCACTTGGCGATTTTGGTTGGACTGGCCCAGGGGGTTTCCTGTTCCTCAACTTCGGTGTGAATGAACTTAACAGGCTTGCCAGACTTCCCAAGCGTTCCCGGCGGAGCAGGCTGTCGTTTTCGAACCACGATGTTATGTGTTTGAAGAGATTCTGGGAGATACTTCTCCTCTGCTTGGATCTCTGCTGTGATGCGTTCACGTACTTCTCCTATGCGATTGGGGTTTACTTTAAACCCCTTCTCGCTCATGTGCTTACATATTTTGGCTAATGGAACCTGGACGTAGCGGTAGAGATCCATCAGCCCGCCCTGCTCCACCAGCGGTCGAAGTTGCCGGAAGGCTTGGAAGGTTACATCCGTATCTCTCGCGCAATACAACTCGAAGTTTTTCTTGTCCGCCTTCCACGCGGGCTTGTTGCAGAATTGACTCCCTACAAACTCTAAATCGTGCGGCAGATCTGGAAATCGCAAGTGCTGCAATAACATAGTATCCCATAAGGTACAAGTCCCAGAAGGCTCAATTCCATTGTCTCGCAATACGGGCAAGTCAAACTGGATACTATTGTGGCCAATGACCGACTTCGCTTCTTTGAATATTCTTTTAAGTTCACTTATATAACTCCCCTGAAACGGCACCACCATAGCTTCGTAGAGCTTGCTGCTTAGCCCTACCATGGTGATCTTCCGTGCGTCGCCCCACCAGTAAGCGGTTTCTATGTCAAAAGCAAACTCAGCCGCTTTAAAAGCCTGGACATCTTGCAGCGTAGGTTGCAAGTTATATCGCTCGGGTGGCGGCTGCAAACCCTTCCGGAGGTCGTTGATAACCACCGGAAGCATGACTTGATCTCGCGCGATGTAGGCGGGGTGCAGCGTGGGCACGGCGAGTGGTTTTCCACCTCCAAGGTCTGGTACAGGAAGCGGAGATCCTCGCCACTTAAAGATTCCGTCAGTCTTACCCAAGATGTACTCAAGGGGTTTGGCCCCGAGTATATCAATGCGATCCCAGCGTTTTTCCTGCAACAAGGGCTGTACGTGATTTCGGATACACTGGGAGATAGAAGCCTCACCATCAGCATGGGATATGTATCCTTTGGCTTCGTTATCAGTTGGGAAAACATTGTTGGGAGGTCTACATTGGATAACGTTCGTGATAGTAAGGTCATCTCGCTTCAATCCTGCTTTCTTGCAGCATATATCGAACCAAGTTCCGGCTCCACCAGTGAGAGGCTCACCTGTCTCGGCCTCGACAGAACCGGGGGCTTCCGCAATCACCAGCCGCTTCCCACTCCCCCACTTAGGAGGAACGAAAACGTTCTCAGGGAAGAGCTCCCTCATCTTACATCCCTCACACCCCGGCATCTCCGAAACTGTCTTTAGCTTTTTGTCTTCGATGGTGTCCCCCTAAAGTAGGTGCAGCAGCCTTGACTTTCTACCAAGGCGTGGCCTTCGTCGTCGTGTGGAACCGCAAGATCACTCTGAACCATGGGATGCTCACAATGTGTGGGTGGCCCCTCGTCGAAGTGCATACATCTCGCACAATAAAACGGCCCAAGAGAAGGCGCAGCATATCCTGCTACCATGGTGCCGATGGGGAGAATATCTGTAGCGTTACTCATTGTTCTCCTTCTTGGGAAACAACTCTCTTGCTATCTCCACTGCTCGTTCGAGATACTTCTGTAACTCTGGAGACACTTTCTCCTGTTCCCACAACTTCTTTATCTTCGAATCTATCTTGAAGTACTCGTACATTTCGCACCCTTGGATGTATCATTGCAATCCCTGGCCTACTCTCCCACCACCCTATCTCCGTGGTAAACTTCCCGTTCTCTTTCTTCGCTACCCTCATCACCCCAAACACATGCTCCCCGCTGGAGAAGCTGGTGTCCCAATCCACCTGGGAGGGAGTAGCATCGGTGGAATCCGGGTGGGAGTGACATGATCCAATGTAGGCTAATCCGCTTCCGGCCTTCGCCAGAGCATCGCTTTCTTGGTATCTCACAGTGTCGGTGGTGGCGTGTTGGTGGGGGGTGTGGAGGGCTTCGATGATTACGCTACTCCCCTCAATCCTCCCCCAACAGGTTTCCATGTGCTCTTGAGGGTAGGCGGCAATGGCGCGTTTACGGAACTCCGCGATGAGTTTCTTGCTAATGAGTATTCTGGTTATCATCTTGTTGGCTGCCCCGTGTTGGTTACGATTCCGAAGTGATACAACAACCACCCCATCATGGCCCATCTAGCCCATGCGGGAATGGAGTCTCGAATCATCCAAGTGAGAGGGATGGCTCCGTGAACTCGGCGCAGGCCGATGATTTCTAGCACCACAAACCCTAGCGCCCATGCTATCCAGGCCCAGAGTGTCCAGTGAGGGTAGAGTTTGAATACATTTATCATAGTCTCATCGGGAGACTACGCTCCCGAGTTACTAGCTCTTTGCTGGGCTAGGGTTGAGGATGCCGAGTCGCTGCCGGTCAATCCCTTCCTTGTCCTTCACAATCGAGACCGGGAGGGTAAAGCGAAGTCCCTGAACTCGCTGGAAGTATGCGATGGGATGCTCACCTGCTTCGAAGTCCACGCCAATGGCTACAGCTACTCGCTTCACCGCGGTGGGGCTCCAGTCCTGCTTCGAGGGGTTCGGGAAGCTCATGAACAACCGCTTGCCGTTGAACTCCCCACCCGCCACCGCAACCGGAACATCAATCGCGTCCGGGTCGAAGGTTCCGGCTTTTGCGCCGCCCAATACTTCCACTTGGTAGTTCCCCGCGGGGAGAAGCTCTCGCCCAGTTGGGAGGTCTTTCAGGTCAATATCTGTCCAGCTCATACTTAGTTATTCTCCTTAGTTTGGTTTGTTTGATTGGTTGTTTCGTAGAATCCGTCGGCTTGGGAACGCCAGAGATGATTGTCAAAGCACTCAACACAAGGCTTGACTATGTGGCACTCACAGATACAGCTCGTTACATAATCAGGCATACTTCTTCCTCAACTGCAACCACGCGGGTTTCGGTGGTGCCTTGCGCTTAGGCTTAGAGTTTGCCATCTACCATCTCCACACCCTTCTTAACCTCGGCCTTCGCCCCGCCGAACAGGGAGAGCAGCTTCTGCTCCACCTGCTTGCCAATGTCCAGTTCCAAATCCGCGAAGTTGTATTTCTTCTTATACTCCACGATGCTGCCGATCTGGAAGCCTAGGAAGGCCACGATTATTCCTGCTAATGCTTGTTCAAATCCGTTCATTGTTTTGCTCCATTCGCGTAACCGCTTTTGATTTTCTCTATCATCCAAGGAAAGCTGCCTTCTCCTGTTTCGAGGTTAAACGTAACCTCAGGAGGAAGAAGGGGAACTCCTAGATTATTACTTCTGCACTTGGCAAGGGTCGATAAACCATCCGGAGATGTCCGGAAATACCGTTCGACATATCGAGTTGAAGGATCGCGCTTGTCTCGGAAGCACTGACGTGTGCGAAGGCGAAACACGAAGTCGAACATCGCCGTGCAGGTAAGAGCTAATGCTCCGGGAAGATCTGGCACATATAACGAAGTGCCGTCGTCTTGATTGACATCTTTTTCTGTAGCTGAAATAATCAAGTGCTGGTCGCGTTCAAGAAGTTTGGCGAGTAGCCTTCGGGTGATCTCTGCCATGACTCCATAATCATCCAACTCCGGAACCCCTTGCGCGCGCTTCTCAGAGACTCCCTGCTTACGGGGGATGGCCAAGGCTGCATCCTTGATGAAACTCTTAACCATATAAGAAAGAGAATCCAAAGCAACTACCGCCTTATCTCGGAACACCGCGCCGTTACAGAAAGCTTCTAACTCTCCGAGGTTCGCAGGCTCCACATACTCCACATCCTTCTGAGCTACAGAGAGCAATCCCTTTCCATGCCCAGTCTCACACGCCGCGATTCCGAGACTTCCGTGAGGTTGATTGGCGGTTTCTATCCAAGTCGTTTTTCCTGACCCCGGCAAACTGTACAACAACACCTTCATCTTAAACTTCGCGGGATCAATACTATCTTTACTTCGTTTGATTGCTAAGCTCAATTCTCCTCCGGTTCTTCGTCATCTTCCACGCTCTCCACTCCTACTACTTCCTTCTCCACATCATCGCCTTCGTCTTCGTCCTCCAGCAACATCTGCTGGGCGATTTCCTCCGCCTCTTCCAGCGAAGATACATCCGGCAGGAAGTAGGTGTGGATTGATTCAACCGTTAGGGTAACTACTGCGTTCATCGAATTCCTCCATTAGTTTCTTAAACTTTTGATCTAGTTCTTCTCCGCATGCTGTACAATGGTTAGACTCATCGCAACTGGCTTTTGTTCCATGGTGCCAGCGAATTTCTTCACACCTGGGGCAGATGTGACGATGATTCTTGCCTGATAGATCGAGCTGATCCCAACTCATTTAACCTCGCTTTCGCACGCTGGGTATTCTCGTGCTGTTCTTTAATCGTAGCCCACCTCACATTACCTTTCTCATAGTGACCATCTACGTCAATCCGATCTACCGAGTGCTCAGAAGATGGACGGAAACCGAGAGCGTCAAAGAACTCTTGAAAATCACGGAAACGAAATTCTATCCCACGCCCGCCATACCACTTCCACTGCCTACAACGCGCATTTGTGCAACGGTTTAATGCACCTTGGTAAGCTTTATACTCTGGGGTATCAGCCATACCATGTTTACGTTTCCATGGTTTCTTGCCTTGCTGGAACTCCCGATTCTTGCAGCCACAAGATACTTTAGCCTTGCGCTTCAAGGCTCTTGACTGTGCCAGACATTCGTTTCCACAATCACACTTACATCGCCACATCCTGTTGTAGTGGTTATCGACACCTGCAAATTCTAAGACGGAGAGCCGTTCAAACTTTAAACCTACAAGATTATAACGATCAGATACGGCTCGAATCATACCTGCTTCCTCCGGAACTCCTTACAAGGGCAGTGGACATCCCAGCTCCCCCCATATCTCCCCTCCACTTCCACTTCCACCTCACACCATCCTCTTCGATGGTTCCAGCGGGAATGCCCGCATTGGCACTCCATGTTGAGTTGGCGTTTGCTATAGGCCACTGAGGTAGGGTTCGGCTTCTTCATCTATACACTCCTTTAATAACCGTCATAGCCATAATCCCGATCCTGCTCTTTTGCGTATTCGTAGTCTACTTCATATTCTACATAATGATGTTGGCGTAGAGACTTACAACCACAAGCATATAAGTCTCCAGGAGTAATTCCATCTACCCTCACATCGCAGTAGCCTTTAGTGTGTAGGCTAAGTAAGTGTTTACACTTCTTGCATTTAGAGTCCAGAGAGATACGGCTCTGCTTCTTTAAACTTAATCCTGACAAGCTCCTCGCTCCTTTCTTCCGTGGAATGCAGTGGGAAGTAGTCGCACTTCCACCCCCACGGACTCACGCAGTTGTTTCGGTTGGTCGGGAAGAACCCTTCTCTAGTACAATGCTCAATTTGATCTGCAACCCAGACAAGATTCCGGACAGCTTCGCGCATTTGTCCTGAAGTTCTAACAAGGTTGTCTCGACGGAAGCTAGGTCTCTCCTGGCCTTTAGGAGACTGTCGGGTAATGATATTAAGTAGTATTCCTTCAAACTCTTCTCCATAAACCTCCTGTGCGGCCCAGAGATATAACCCCACCTGACTTTTCTGCTGCCAACCCTCTGGGTGGTTGTCTTTGCCTCCGCGCTTTTCTGTTTTAGTCTCCAGCAGCCAAAGTCGCCCGGAGTCTTTCATGCGAACGATGGCGTCGAATTCCCCGCAGTAGATGTGCCAAGTGCTGGGAGACACAGCATGTTTACCTCTACAAGGAGTAAGTTGCCCGGGATTATCTTGACATTCGAGGCATTGGACTGACACCTCAAAATACCTCTCCACCCCCACGACCTCAAACGGCTCTTCGGGGTAGTATGCCTCATATGCGGCGAAGGTTAGTTGGGCTTCGGCTTCCAATGCCATATCAGGCAGAACCGGAAACTCTTGTGCTTCCCGTCCTTGAAGTCCTCGATGCCTATTTTCGAGCAACTGGTGCATACGTGTACCAAAAGCCAGAGCATCACTACTCCGATCCCTAGGCTCAAGATTATTCCCATATCTCTCCTTCCATCCAAGCGGGCAGTGCCAAAAGGCCCGGGCTTGGGAGTTGTCCAGTTTCATACGCCAAGGGTCTCCCGGCAGCCAAGGTACTTTACCTTCCCACACCTCTGGCAAGCCTTCAGATGAAACCAATCGTGGAATCCTAGAAAACAAAGTATCTTCATACGCGCACAAATCCTTTAGCTATGTAGGGGCGCAAAATCGCCGGGTTGGGGGAACCAATAAGGTTGTTAGGGGGTACTACTTGCCGCGTTTACAACCGGAGCAATAGTAGTAACTATAAGGATTTACTGTCTTACACTTGCTACACTTCCAACAATAATATGCGTCTACCAGCTTCATCCTACATCCACATACGCAACGCCAGAAGAGATGGTGAGCCTGCCAACGCATTCAAACCAGTTGTGATAATAGGTTGCATCATCTGCCTTAACTCTTCTACTGGCAATAGGGACATTGCAATAAATTTCATCTGTATGATATATCGTACCACTTTCAACCTCCACACTATTCATTCGAAGCTTGAGCGTCTGCACCGGCTCGTAGATCTCCGCGGGGCCATGAGAAAACACCTGCTCTTGATTCTTGTAACGTTCTTGAAACTCCTTGTCGTGCAAAGGGCAAGGATGAATCTCATCGCAGCACACCCCACTTCCATCAGGAAGTTCCCGAGGAATCTCTATATCCATTACAATGCTCCTCCCACTCCTCTGTTTCTTTGTTATACTTCATCCCACCCGCTTCATTAAACCCATACGCCTCACACTCCTGGGGGATGTACCCTTCTTTGGTAACCTCCGTATAAGCGGGGTTCATCACGATTCCTAGATGGTGATGCTCCCATTTGCACCCGCAAACGCAGATTCCACTTCTGCCTTCTCCACTATATCGGGGTTTCCAATTATCCTTCATACGCAACCCTTACAAGCATAGTCCCAATAGGTATTCTCGCCGTCAAATACGGAAATTCTCTTCCACCCCTTAGGTTTTAGCTTGCTCCATATCTCTTCTTCGCACATCGCACAGATCCATTTCTTTCTACTCCCCATTCCGGTTCCACTCATCTCCCATCTCCTCCACCCTCACAATACAACTCCACGGAATAGATAGCGGCGCAATGCAACTCCACTGGTCATTAATGCTCCCACTCACCGCGATGGCACCTCCATTATTATCCACCACCCACCCAATCGTCACGATCTTCCCCGCTTGGGCCTTCGCGTCCGTATGCCATCCCTCTGCCAAGGCAGAGTCCTCCCACAAAATGCGAACCGCTTTACCAAGACAAAAATCCTGGCTTGTCATTGAGCTCCTTTGGTTGTTTGGGATTGTGTTGCAAAGATTGGCGGACTATCGTGCCGCCCTAGGGTCGAGCCATGTCCCTAACGCCTACCACCGGGCTTGTAGTGCTCTGCCGCTAGCGCACCGTGAAGCGGACAGACATCGGTGGCACGGGCAAACGATGCACCTGTGCTCGGTTCTTCCATCAAGGAAATGCCGCAGCAGACAGATCATCAAACGGAACCATTTAAGATTCTACTCATTCTCCCTGCTGCTGCGGCGCTTTAAGAGGAGGAGTTTCCTGCCCTCTTAACGTCGAGATCCGAAATTTATTTTTCGCCTCTTGCTTGGGTGGGCCGCACATATTTTGCTTCAGAGAATTTAACTATCAAGTCGTAAATGATTCGCGCGCTTTCACCGAAAGGACGATTAACAATACCGTGTTCTAAGAATTTGGCGACCGTCCCAAGCAATGCGGGCTTTGGGTTTTTTAAGCCCGCTAATTGCCTCTCCACATCTATTAACTCGTCGTGACGCTCAAGCGAAAGATATATTCCAGTCGTAGTTACGAGCGGCTCAATCTTGGGCGCGGATGGCTCAGGACGAGAAGAAACCGCGTTCCACAAAGCGGGATTGATCCTTTCAAAGTTCTTGTCATCCAATACATCTTCAAGGTGATTTAAGAGAATAATCACTTTATCCGCATAGGATGGCCCAGAGGGACGCGCTGGATCGGGATGATGTGAATGGTCGGGCGAGTCATGGCAATAAGGCGCACCATGACCTTTAAGCAGTGAAGGAATAACCCATAGTCCCAAATCAAGGTAAATTTCTGAACGGCAGAATTCACATATCATCGGCGGCTGCTCCCCTGTGGATGCTCCTGAGATGGGCTCGGCTTCAAAATCGTGCGCGCCGAACTCTCCCGGTAAGCCGTGAATTCTGTCTTGCCTCACGAATCCGCAATGCCTACACCTGCTGTTATTCTCCACGGGCTGCGCTTTTCTAGTCGTCACTGCTTCTCCCATCCACAATAAATACAACTCTTATCTTTATGGCCAGATCTCTTCTCCAACATCGGCCCTTCAAACCTCTTCGTCCATCCGAAGTTGTTCTCTACCTTAGAGACCCACGCCAAAAACTCACAGTAATCTTCCGTTAACTTCCAATGAAGATTATAATAATCCGGTTCAGCCCTTTGTGCCCGAACAAGGCTAGGAGCCAAACGAGCAGCTAGGATTGGAAGCTCCATAATGGAGATCACTTCTCCCACCCTCTCTCAGCCAAAAACCTCTCCAGTCCCTGCCAGTCCCCGTCCTCTAGCATCTTCGCGGTTCTCTTCTTCTGCTCCCCGTGCAACCTCTCAAACGCCTCTCCCTTGATCTTCACGAGCTTGTCGAATATTCCCTCCAAAATCTCCCACGCCTCCATCCCTCTCTTCTGCTCTGCGGGGATTCTCGGGCGACCAAGCGGGCGAGGAGCAGCTTTGGGCTTCGGGCGACTACGCTCAACATGGAACAGACGGGTAGCCTCCTCATGAGCCAATGCAGAGATGTACTGCTCCGGGGTCTTCCCAAGGGAGGTTGCCTCCCTATCAATATAAGGATACATCTCCGGCGACATCGTAATAACTACTTCTCTAAACTCCGGCTGGCTCATGCAGCTTCCTTTCTTTTGTGGGGGCAAACACCACCCTTTCGGGTGCTCCAGTTGCAGTTCATACAAAGGATTTGATAGCGATCGGGGTAGTTTTGGCTGACTATTCGGATGTAGAATTTGGAAGTGTCACATCCATAACGCTTACGCTCGGCAGCGCCGTCATTATTAACGTGATCTATGGTTAGGAACGCAGGATCTGCTTCTCCACAACAGTTACACTTATTCCCGTAATGGGCATACACTTGAGCTTTGAAGTGAGGCGAGGCTTCTTTCCTCCGCTTGAACTGCTGTCGAGCAGTGTTTGTTCTTCGACAGAAATAACACTCATCTACATAAACAGGCGGCTTTCTTAGCCTCGGACGACCTCTGCCAAGGAAGAATTTTTCTTCATAGTCTATAGCACAAGTCTTGCATGTTCTCATACTTGTTAGACTCATGAAGAGGGGGTTTTGTTCGCGGGAGGGAAAAGATTCTTCCACCCCACCCCCTACAAGGGTTTTCCTCTATATACAATATCTATATACTGTCTCTCCCTCATCCCCTACTTTATTATCATGTACATAGAACCCCCCAACTCCCAAGAAGCCAGAGTAGCATAGACTGCCAACTCCCCTACCTCTCAATCCTTCCATTATCCACCCTCACCACATCTCCGCGGAACTTCCAGCACTCCGGAGTGGGGCGAATTACTCCGTGAACTCCATTCCAAACCACTCCGCCCTTTCCGTCTGGGTGCCCGGGGCGGTCGAAGTGCACAATCTCGATGCAGCCGGGAGGCACCAGTTGGATGTTCTCTCTACGCGCCTCCAACGGGAGGCCTCCCAAACCCATCAACCCCAACAGCGCCAAAACTCGCAGGTGCATTTTTCCTCCTATGCCCCACATGCCAATGATTTCCGCATGGGTAGCAGACCAGTCGATCCCGGTCGTAGACGTTGGGCTTCAAAAGAAGCTCCAGAAGCTGCTGACGAGCACCGGCTGGGGGCAAATCAGTTGCCTCCCCGGGGGAGTAGTAGTGGGGGTTCTTCCTCCAGCAGCGTTTGTAAGCCTCTGCTGGTTGGGTAAGTTGGAGTCTGGGGCGTTGTATGGCTCGGCGATTCATCATATTCTCTTATCGGTAATTAAAATTCCGAGGTTGTGATCTATCTCATGTTGGATAGTAAACCCGTGATTCTGGCGCGTGAAGCGTTCCTGTCGCGTTCTACCATCTATATCCCACCAACGAACCTCCACCCAGTCGTATCGTGGAACGCGAATTGCTTGTGGGAGACGGATTGACCCGCAGTTAGAGAGGGTTTCAGTTATCTCCGTCGAGCGGGCACGAATATAAGGGTTTATCATAATATGACAAACTTCCCCCGGTTTGCCCCGTTGCAAAACTACTCCAATAATGTTAAACGGAATCGCCAAATTCGCCCCGCTCATTCCAAAGGGTTTGGAGTAGCCGTCGAGGGAAGCAAGTGCCATCTCGCGGATGTAGTTACAGCACTGTTCCACAATCTTCTTGTATTGAGGCGAGGAGTGAAACAGCCGCATGTTCACATCAAGCAAACGTGTACGGAGATGCGGAATATCCTCCGTGTTGTTGATCCAGGTTAGAAAGTTATTTACGTTTCTATTCACACACCGCTCCCAAATGCGCACTCGGATCTCTCGGGGCCATCAGCAATCTCCCCCCACCCATCGGGCAACAACTGTCTTCCACCGCGCGGATTACCCGACAGTAGGGGCATTGGATAGTCTCCACTACCTCCACCGCGTCGAAGAACCTTACTGGGAAATATACCTTACTCATAAATGAATCTCACTCAAAACTACCGTATGCTTCGTTCTTGGATTGAGAAACTTCAACAAATGGCTCCATCTGTTCGTGTTTAGAATACACCGTTCTGGAACATTTGTATCTACGAACGTACACAGCATCATGCCGTAACCCAGTTCGCGAGCCAACTCTATCCGAAGTTGATTCAATAAACTTCCTATTCCCTGCTTTTGCCATTCAGGCATGACCTTAGAATGCGTACTTACACAAGCACCTGCACATCCGGGGAGCTGGTGAATCTCAAACTCTGCAACTTGCGAGAGAGTTTCCCCGCGTTGCCACACCTCATAAAATACAGGAGGCATCTTCGAGTAATACGCGACTCCTGTCCTCTTATAGAGCGCCCAACGTGGAAATCTTTGGTTTAACTCTTCCGCAATGGCTTTTGGAATTTTAGCCGAATCTTGTATCATACCCCAAGCTCCCCCCACTTCTCCTTAAAATCCACATCCGGGTCAAACTGCAACCCCTTCACGCTATGATCTGCCAACAACCTCTCACACGCGCGGCGAGCATTACTGTCCTTCGCCTTGAAATACCCAAAGAACCTCTCAAGATTCCCCCACGCATTACCCGTGGTCTGTAGCGTCTCCAACGCCGTAGCGGGTGATACCGCTGCGAGCTTCGCCCCAGTGAGGCAGATATACGCTACCTTGGGATGAAACAACCAACTCGCCATAGTGCGGTATTCCATTCTGGTGCGTTGGCCCTCGCGCTCTCCTCCAGCAGTGCGAACGTCGCCGAATTGGCCATAACCGTTTCTCCTCGCCGTGGGATCATTCCTCCGCGTCTGGCACTCCCGACTAGGGAGGATGTCGAGGTGTTCGAGTTGCCGTGTTATGCGATCCAGCGCCTCCACCCTCTGCTCATGAGCCGCGGGATCACCTCCGTGGTCTCCCGGGGGCATATCGAGATGAACGTGCCCGCCCAGCGTCAATAGTCTCTGCCCCTGCGCATCCGCCAATCCATCCCCCGCCCTCACCCTCGCCCTAAGCGCCGCGCCCGCTCTCCACTTGTGCCCTTTGATCTCCGCCAGAGTTTTATTCCCCAAAATCTCCCTCTGAAGTCTCTTCACCACCGCATACGTCCCATGCGCGGGCTCAGGGCGAATCTCCACCACATGCCCATTGTGATCCCATCCCACCACGCCCCGTTGTCCCATCACTCCCGCGACGTTGAAGATGCTCCCATCCTTCGCCACCACCACAAATTCCGGATCACACCCCACCAACCAGGTGTTTACTAGTCTCGCCGCCATAACAGTCTCATCCTCCAACGGAGGGAGGTTTCTCTCCCGCTCCCGTGCTTGTTGCTCCAAGAAATCCCTATACTCCCCCATCGCGGAGTGATACCGCTCGGGGTTCCGTGCAATCGCGATGTCCCAAAATTCATTCCCTGGGCCTGGCATCCATTCTCTCCTAAGCGCACCCGGCCCAACAAACCGGGCCGCTTTCAATATGATCTCCACAGTGGTTACAAAATCCAACCCCGCACTTGCAAGAGGATACATCGGTGGATTTGCAATCTGGGCATCTTGGCTCTGAGTGCCACCAGCCCCTAAACCACCAATGGTGGATTGGAGGATAGATCTTCCAGTTCCATAACCGAAGTAGATGTAGCTTCATTGTTTCCTCACAATAATCCTTCCACAAAAACTCCTCCCGGGGTGGCTAGATTCGATATGGGCATGTAGCTGTCCCATGCTCTCGCCCTCCCACCCGCACCAAACACACCCTACCCGAGTGCTGCTTGGATTTTTCGCTTTATCCTGTGCCACCGACCTCTTACGCCAGAAAGAGATAATCCCCATTTCGCTGCCACCTCTGCATCGCGCAGGGAGTGGAGCATATCATCCATGAAGTCGCGTTCACCGGGAGTCAGCACATTCCACGCCTTGCGAAATGCAGTATCGGTGGAGGATTGAGAGAACTCACAGTAGAGATCAAGCACTTCCTTGGTGCTTAAGGATACAAACTTCTCCTTCTCTCTCGTCTCCCTCGCCCCATGAGCCTTACACACGTTTAGCACAATCCGGTGAAACCAGGTGGAGAACCTACTCCTCCCTTGAAACTTCTCCAAACTCCCCCACGCCCTCATCAGCGCCTCATTCACCACATCGGGCCTGCGATGCCCAAACACACTACTGGTTATGGCGTAGGCGTGAGATTCCATAGCTTTGAGAAGCATGTTATCCAGAGTAACATGACTTACTCCCCCCAACACTCCCACAGTTTCTATGAAGAGCTTCCACGATTTATCGAGCCTATCCCCCGGGCGATCTCCAATCACCCTCGTGTGTTTGTTATTCACCAATTCCTCCCCATCGCGCCACAACAGTAGACACACTGCGTATCATCGTTCTTGTTCATACACCCCTTGCAGAATAGTTGGTTGCACCCTCGACAGTTGACCTCCCCTGGTTCCTGACAGGAAGAACATAACCTCGCGGCCTTCACCCCCGGCTTTGCCTCCGTGAGATCTCCCTTAAGGCACTCCGGACACGCCAGATAATTCTTCCCATCCATCCTCACGCGCTTGAGCTCCGCGGGGAGAATCTGCGTTTGGCAGAGGAGGCAAAACAGCCCCGGGACTTCCCCTCGACGAGTGAGGTTCCTAACGCTCTGCACGGGGAACCTCCTGGCCTATGTCTCTCCAACCGGGTGTCTCTGCATCCACAAAAAGCCCGTTTCGGAAAGTTCCTGTTCTAAATCGTATCTGATGGCCTTCCTGCACAGGAAGTGGTGCAGTTCTTCTTCCTCCTCTTGCTACCCTACGCGCCATCTCTTCTCCTGTTGCGGTAGGCCGCGCAACTACCACCCTTCTCCTCCTCCCCCTCTTCTCCCTCCAAATCTTCAACTTCGCCTCTTGGGGCCAATCCGGGACACTCTCCACAATCTTAACAAGCTGCTGCCACATAGGGAGTCCAGCCAGACCTTTTGGGGTAAAATATCTCCCCGTGTTCTGTCGATAAAGGCTTGCCGCTAACCCAATCGCCTGACGAAGAGTAGCATATCTCATCCCTCCGAAGTTCAGGCTAACCCTAACTCTACTACTCACTCTTCTCCCCCTTTCTCCCCGGACACCCTTTCTCCACCCACCGAGTTATATGTTTCGCAAGTAGCTGAATACACTGTCTTCCCTCACCTTCAACTCCGGGAGCGGAGTTCGACTCCAGCACATAATACTCCCCATCCCTTCCGTGGATAATGTCAACCGCCCCAAAGTCAAGCCCCAAAGCTCCAATCGCCTTGCAAGCGACTGCCACTGCTTCCCGCGGAACGTTCTCTGCATGGACAAGTTCAAAGGCATATCCATTTCCATGGTTTCGTCCCACCATTCCTGGCCGCTTTGGAGCGTGCCGGAGAACCTTCTCATACGTACCAAGATGAGAGTTTCGATATACCCAGACTCGATACTCCCGATCGCTATCAATGAATCTTGTGAAGAAATCACGTCGTTGGCTCCAGAATGCTACCGCCCGAAGTGTGCCACATAACCTGATATCAGTCCCGCCACGGTGATTAAAGCGCCGAGCCAGGACAGGAAGTGGGAGTTTAACCCCAATAGTAGAACCACTGCGCCAATACTGGGGCACCAAGATGCCAGCTTTAGCCAACCTTTCCAGCTCCTCATACTTATTTCCTCCCCCAGCCATCGCATTCAACACATTCTTCTGGGGACTCAACCTCACCCCATAGCTCACCGTGGCGTCTCCGGATACTCCCGAGAGCATACTCTGGAGAAGTTGTCCGGTGAGTCTACTTCCGCGAGCTACTATTACTCTAATCATATACCCCTGACCTCCCCTAACGCATCAGGCGCGAGGAGTACCCAGCTCCCTTGTGGCGGGTTCTCTTGTCTCACCTCTTTGATCTCCCAATCCGGCCAGTTCTTCTTGCAGAAGTCCTCCGCGCCTTTGCCTTGTGCTGCCAAGACGTAGATATGTTCGGTGAGGTCTCGATAGATTAGGGCGCTTTTTACCCGCTTTTCTATCCTTACAGTCCAGTTTCTTCCTTGTTGCATCAGTTCCCCCTCTCCCCCAGCAACCTCTTACAATGCCCACACTCGATCTCCCAAAGCTCCAACTTCTTCAACTCTCCGTCGATGATATTGCGCCCCTTACAACTCGGCGCAGGACAAACCACCACATCAGGTTGCTCCACCACGGGAGCAGTTGCTGTCTCCAGCTTCTTCTCCTCCCTCCCCTGCTTCACCGTCTCCTTATTCCTGTCCTGCCTCCGCTCCCTCTGCTTCCTCTCCCAATCCCGGTGGATGTTATACTGCACTTGGCTTCTCACTCCTCCTGCCGCCGAGAACCCATCCGCAAACTGCACCCCTTCGCTGGTGATGATAAACGCGCTTTCCTTCTCCACGGTGTTGAATTTGAGATCCATCCGGTTGGCTTTGAACGGGAATCCCCACTTCTTCACCCACACCCGGGAGGCGGCATGTATCGCTTCCTTCTCACTCGCCCACATAAGTTGGTTGTTGTGTTCCAGCATGGCGATCACGAGCGGAGAGCCGCTCCTCGCAAGTAGCAGAGTATCCGGCTGCTTCGGAGTCACCGCTGCAATCGCAGCACTCCCTCCGAGCTTATTCAACACCCTGATCCCCTCCTTCGTCAAGCCCTCCGCATCCAAGATGGCGCGGATAATATCCGTATCCACCTCCGCCTTGCGCTCCAACTTCAGGTCGTCGAAGAGCCACCGATGGTTATGGATCATCCCATTATGGGTAACCGCCACTCCCCCTGCATAAACCGGGTGGTTGTTTTCGTTCTTATCGGGACTTCCAAGGGTAGCCAATCGGGTATGGAGCAACACCGTCATGGTGTCCTCGCCCAAATGCTCCTCCAAAAACCTCGCAAACACCCTATCGCTAAGGATCTTCCACGCGATCTCCGGGCCTTTGCAAACCCTCACACTCCCATCCCGCTTCTGCACCGCGATGCCCGTGGCATCCCCGCCACGGTGTTGAATCTTGATGAGCAGTGTTCTCACCTGTGTAACATCAATGGGAGCACTGTCTTCTCCCATTCGCTTCAATCCCGCAATGCCGCAGATATAGCTACCCTCTTCTCTCGGACAAACCGAGGTTACTGCTGAATTTGACTACCCTTCTCGAACAAAACCTTCCGCCCATCGTTCTGGGGTTCCCTCACCCTCCCCGCCATCACATCCTCCAACTTCCATACCCCGATGCTTCCATCACAGAGAAGCTCCTTGAAGACGGAGAGTTTACGCTTCAGGGCATAACTGCTGAGAACGAAGTTATAGGAGGGCTTCGACTTCACCTTCAACCCCAGCCTCGCGATCTTCACTCTTTGTCTCTGCGCCCACCAAGTTGGGGCTTCCATCTCGGATTCATGAAGCCTCGCGGCCACCACGTTAGAGTGTTCCCCTATATGCAGCGTCCCCCTAAACACCATCGGAACCATTCCAACGGGTTTCCAACCCTTGGGGATCTCCACCATGAGGCTCTCATATCCCCCAATCACTGGAATGGGAGTATTCTCCACCAACGCCGCCCAGATCTTCGCCTGAATTCCCTTGGGAGCCTCCGCCGCTACCACTCCAATTCCCTTCCGCTCCACCTTGGGGAGAAACGTGATCCCCCAAGCAGTGTTCATCCCACGCGGTTTCTTCGGAAGCCCGTGCCTTCGAATCATCTCCCAGCAAAGCTCCGCATCATCGTCTAGGCCACGAAAGTAGGCAAGGAACATCTTGATTCTGTGAGTAGCATATTCCGGGGAATCCCCATTGGTGCGGTTGAGCATAATCAAATCCGGCCTCACCACCGCTAACTTCGTCAACGTCAACACCAACATCGCCTGAGCGGGAGACTCCACAAAGCTCGGGAACCCCCTATACTCCCATCCCCAACTCTGCTTCTTCCAATCCCCCAGCAACCCCACCGGAGCCATAGGCCAGGTATTCCGTAGCTTCTGCTCCTCCCGGCTAAACACCCCCGCAGAGATCAACAACTCCATAACCTCATCCAGCGCCACAACTTCCCGTAGGCGGTTCTCCGTTCGCAATCGGGCAAACCCCACTCTCCCACTCAGCGGAAATCCCTCCTTCAACCACCCACCACTCTCCCAAGAGTAGGCTCCGGAATGGGTACTCAACACATCCGCTCCCTGCAACCCAAACGCTAGATTCCCCACCACCTCCAACACTCTCCTACTCCCTTTGGCCGTAACCATCACCGAGCGGGTAGCTTGATGGAGCCGGGCAAATCCCCCGAGAACCGTCGCGCTTGCTCTCAGCTCCCCCTCTCTCCTCGCCCCCACCATCACCCTCGCGCCGATGGTGAAACGATTAACCAACCGGGGAATCTCCCGATACCTCACCCTCCACTGCCTCTCCAATCCCTTCACCCATTCGTTGGAAATCGGCCCGGTGGCTACACTTCTCCCCTGCCGGACGCTCTCTTCCACTATTCTGCGCTTGATGTCTCGGAATTCTGCCATGTTACTCCACCACCCATCTATCCATCCATGCATGTCTCCGCCGAGGTTGAGGCGCTTCCTGCTCCACTTGCTGCCTCGCTCGACGCAATCTCTCTTGTTCCAACACCAACATCGCTGGCCAAGTGGTGGTAGCTGTTTGTTGAGGTTGCGTAGGTGGCGGTGTTTGGGCTTGTTGGTGAAGCTCTTGTGCTATTTCAACTTGTCGAGGCGTTACAGGCCACGCAAAGTCAGGAGCGGTAGCCGCTCTTACCTCCATATCTCCATAATCCGCCCACTGCGTTGGAGCTGCTTTTTTCTTCTTCTGCGGCTGCTGGCCTACCACATTCACCCTTCGCCGGTAGTCCGTGATGTAGATCGCCCCAATCTCCGGACTCACCCCATACACCCTCGCGTTCGCCCCCAGCGCACAATCAATCCTATGCACCCAAACTCCACCCCTCATCCACGCCGTCGCAGCCGCACGAAGGTCATGCCACGGGTGATACACCGTCCAGAGCCAGGGAGAAACCACTTGAAGTGGGATGCTGGTAACCTGCCCTCTTCTGGTGGGTTGATCCCATCCAAGAATAGTCTTCGCCACCATCCACGCTCGATCCCACTCCATAACCGCCAGAAGCCTTATTCCTCCCCTATCCGCTTCCTTCTCAAACCTCTTCGCCGCAATCGCATTGGGCTTCCCCACATATCTCCAAATCCCATGCTCTCCCCCTCTCTCCCACTCCACCATCATCCTCACCCGGGTGGGATACTTCCCCGGAAACGGAGCGGGAATCGCAAAATCCCCCGCCTTCGGAAGCTTCATCGCCCTTGTCATGCTAAGTCGTAGCATTATTATTCATCCTCTCCCAGGTCTCCTTCGCACTGCGGAGTCTCCCCTGCATCTCCGGGGTGTTGGTCTTCGCCATTGCCTCAAACAGTAGCGGATAGGTCGGGTCATCAAACATCCAACGATGTTGGCATTCTGTGGAGCACAACGGCACCCCCCACTTCCCCCCGGTGCATTTCTTCTCACAAACCACACACTTCTTCTGCGCCAGGAGATATCCGTATGCCGCGGTCAAATGCACACTACATTTGTAGCGATCCATGTGAACCTTCATCCTCACCGCCCGCAGGCTCTCACACACCACCCAACGACAGGCTCTGCACCTGGCCCACTGGCTTACCGCCAACTCCCCTCCCTGCCAGAAGCGGTATTCCTCTACCTGGAGATTCCCCTCTCCGGAGAAGTCCAGGCGCTTTGGAGGAGTAACATCCCGTTGCCACATCTTCTGCTTCCTCACCGGCCCATAGATCGCATGCTGCTCCCACTCCCCTTTGATACGTGATGGCGCAGTCCACACCTTCTTCCCGCGCTTGAGCAGCGGCCAGCGAGTGCCATCAGGCATCACGCTTTGCATGAGGAGCTTTATTGGGGGGTGGAATTTTTCTTCTGCCATACCCATATCCAGTGATTTAGAACCATCTTCAAGTCCCAAATCGCAGTTGCGATGCGCCCGAAGTTGATTGCAGCAACTAATGCGATTACCGCATAAAGCCATTGCAACACGTCGAATTGTAGTTTCACTTCCATATCTTCATGCCCCACTCCCCACATACAAACACCCACTCGGAACCACCGCGCGCTTCCAAACATATGCCGTTACGGGGAATTCCGTACTGTCCCGATGCCCAAAACTGGTAAATCCCACCTCTTCCCTCATAAACCCTCCCTGCTCACCCCCACTCAACCTATCCACCCCCATAATCACCTCCGGGGGAACTACCCAGAGTTCCCCAAACACCCGAGAGGCTCCGGGTTTGATGAGGTGAAAATCCCCCTGCCGGTACAAATCCATATTCCACACACACCCTCGGGTGATAAACGTCGCGCCCCAGTTATAGAGGAGGGGGTTGAAGCGTTTCCCTCGTGTGAGACTCCCGTAGACGAATAGCTTTTCCACCTTAGAACCTCAGTGTAATTGTCCCATGAAGCACACGGAATATCCCGGCTTTGTTGAAATGCCGTTCTTCGAAGTGTTTGAATTCAGGTTGTTGGGTATCAATACAAATCACCTCGCACTGTTGCTTTATATAGACAAGATGTTTCAGGCCATCATGACGCTGGAAGAACTGCCCATTCTCCAACTGCTCAAAGCCCTTGAGATCTTCTCGGAGCTTCACATCAATTTCCATCTCTCCACCTCCAAAATATTAACGGGGCCAGTTGCCGATCCTCCGGTCTGGCCCCTTGTCCGGGGACGTTATTTAAAGACGCACAACAAGAGTCTCCCCCTGTCCTCCCTGCGAGCGTTTCCGCTCTCGGCATAGCCCCTATCCCTGCTAACAAGGTCTTAGGCTCATTGCGTCTATAGCAGAAGCGATGGTGCAGCTTCCGCGCTGATTGGGAAAGAGCTACACATGATCTCCTTCCCTGTGAGGGTTAGATTATATCCCCCGGCCCCTCTCCGTGGTTTGGAGAGCTGAGTGTATCCCCTCTCTCCTGGGCTTAGTGGGGAGGAAATCAACTCCCCGGCCCGTGCTCAGGCGTTAGTTTCCGTCCGAGAGCGGCTGGATGAAGATCCCCTCCCATGAGTACTCCTTTTCGTCTGAGACTTCTTCCCCGCTGGTTGGCGGGAAACTTGCGATGCCATCTTCTTCAGGTGAGCGGCATTCACTTTCTTGGCCGCTGCCCATACTGCCTTACACCAAGGGCAAAGAACCTGTTTTTCTTCAACGTCCGGGTTGCAGGTACACCCCGGCTTCTCCTGCTTCATATTCCCCTTCGCCCCTGCGAGAGGCTTCCAGTTTCTCCCGCGCGCCCAAAGATGGAGCTGGGTATTTCCATTCCCCGTAAACTCCAACACCTGCTCAAACCCCCGGCTCTCCAATGCCTTCACCACGGATTTGTTATTGTGTTGGGTTGGACTGGTAATCGCCACGGTAAAGTAGTGAAACTCCGTCTCCGCGGGCATGTTGGAAGCTTTTTGCTGCTCCGTGGCTCCCGCTTGATCTCCATATAGTCCCGTTAAAATCTGCGCCCCACAACACGCGGGGAACCCTTGCAACTGCGCCATAACTTTCTTCTCCTTCGCCCTTATAGGGCTATTGTCAAATCCTTCTGCCCGGTAACCACCATATTTCCACTCCGCCTATTTCTCCACTCCTCCACCACCTTCCACCCACTCCTATCCCAGAGCTTCTTCTCCGCAGTCATGGAGGGGAGAATCAACGTCCCCATCAACCGAGTATATCCTGCCTCCCTCGCGATCTTCTCCTTCAACTCCATCACCAACGCGCCGATCCCCTTCTTCTGCCACTCACTCCTCACCATCGTGGTGTAGCTCAACAGCAACCCGCAGCACGAGGGAAACTGGGTGAGGTTGAACTGCGCGATATTTCCACTCAAGTAGAAACTCTCCCCTCCTGGAGCTATATGTCTCAAACACCTCCCTTGCTCCGGCTGGGTACTCTTCAACGCTTCTTCTTCCTTCATGAGGTAGAAACCCGCTCCCATGGGATAGTAGCTTGTAACAAAAGCCGGGTGCGCCTTCGCCCTATTATACGCCTCCAACGTATCCCCCCACCCCTCCACCAACGTCACCTTCCCTCCCACGATCTTCTCCAACCTCTCCCGGCCTTCCTGCCACCCATCCCACACGGATTTGGCCTTCGAGGGGTACGGAAATGTATCATATGTCCTTGCCATCTCTTCTTCTCTCCTCCCCAAAACCGCAAGGTGGCTAAAGCTAACAGAGCGGGATTACCCACATTCCCCTGCTGCCTCACCTACCGATTTTGGGGGCGAGAGAAGAATCTCTCTTCGCCCAACCTCCCCTACCGCGTGTTCTTCTTCATCAACAACGCGATCTGGTGTCCGTGGTGTTCTCCTGGGAACCGCGTGATCTCGGAGAAACCCAGGGCCAGCAACGCCGCCAACGCCTTACTCTGGCTCTGCACATCCACCGTGGCGAGGGTGACTTTTCCCGCCTCGCCGATGTGGTTCTGCGCGGCTTGCTTCGTGGGCTTGCCGTCTTCGCTGAGATCATTGTCGTAAGGGAAGTCGCTCAACACTTCCACCCCACAACATCCGGGGAAATCCTTATCAATCTGCACCGCGGAGATGTCGTTCTCATCCCCCACAATAGCCCGGAAATCCACCGCCGTTGTGGGAGTTCTCCGTGCCGTAGTCCTTCGTCTCGTAGCCATATAGGCCCTCCTGTTAAAATTAAACTTGTGTTACCTCTGCTCCCCGCTACTTCCCAAACAACTCCAAAATCTTCTGAAGCGCGAAGTATTCAGGGTTCACGAATCGCATAAGCGCATCGCTGAGATTCGCGAAGAACCCAATCGTAGTACCAATCAACGCGAGGAAGCTAAAAACGGTACTAAAACCCGCCCCATCGTCGTTCCAATTGCACTCTTTCACAGCCGCGTAAGACTTCTTAAACCACCACAACGCGACGAGGAAGAGCGCCCCAAAGCAGAGTGCCCAGATTAGCCACTGCACCCCCTCCGCAATTCCCTGTCTCACCAACACCCCCCACAAATGCCCCGCGGCCACCCCCAGCTTCTCACTCAACGCATCGAGCCGTTTGAAAATCTCCGCTTTCCAATCCGTATCGAAAAGCACCGCCATGATATAGTTCATCATGAACATTCCAAGTAGTTTCATCTGCAACATATTACACACTCCTCACTTCCCAATCCGTCCCACTCCAAATATGCCGGTAGTTGTGCCGCTTATGCCAACCCCTCCACGGGAGTTTCCCCCACCTCGGAGCCAAGTACCTCCACCCGGGAAGGCTGGAGTGGATCTCGGGAGAAGGCTTCGCGTGTCTTATCGCTCTGTCTCTTGCCCACGCTCCCCACAACAACCACAGGTCTAGCAAGACCAGCGCAATCAGCAAGAACCAAATACCTCTTCCCTTCCTCATGATTCCTCCTCGCCACACTCCGCATATCCGCGTCAAAACTAAAAGTCATCACCTCTGGCCCACTCCCAAGGGCATCGAGCCCGCTACTTGCCGCGCTTTTCTAAACGATCCACTCGCGCACTCAATTTTAAAACGGCCGAGCTGAGACTATTTATCGCAGAAGTTAATGCTTCTATCATCTTCAACACTTCTTTCATTGCTTCTCCTTTTTTCTTCTAACGCATCAGAGGAAGAAGCGAGGTCTCCATCATGGAGCCTCTACTCCCTCCCCCTCTGCTATCTTCCCCCATCCCACCATCGAAAGGCGTATCCCTACCAGTTACTCTGTAGCAGAACATATCCATAGATAACCGCGCTTGTTTTAAATCGGAAGGCCCGAAGATGGAATCCCATGGTTGCCCACGTTCAACCTCGAAGAAGTCTAAGATGGAGTATCGGGCCGAAACCTTCCACTCCGCTCCAGATCATAGACGCAACCTCGCGGAAGCATCTCCCTGGCAATCTCTCTTCTTCTCTTCTCCTCTACCTCACCCACAGAGGCGCGATTGTTTCTCTAGCACACTCTCTACACCAGAATTCAAACCCCGGATATGTGAACAAGAAGCAAAGGATGTTACTCCTCCACTCCCCGCAGGCCCACACGGGCCAACCACCCTCTCCAAAGTTCCTCCCGGTTGTGTGTCGCCTTTATAGCGGTTTGGGGGAAGAATCCCCAAAACTTCCTGCCCACCCCCTAGGTGGTAATAATCACTTGTGTTCCTTCTGGGAGAACGCGGTAATCACTCCCCCCGAAGTTTTTGGCATTATGGACGCTGTGATATCCTTTAGACAAACCGAAAGCCGAATCAACCCCTGTTTTATAATACAGGACGTGCTCGTCTGTTCCAATTTGAAATACCCGTAGCAAGGGAATGTCTGCAAATGGCACACCCCGCGATACCGGATCACGTTTTACTTCTATCTTCAATCCCCACCTCCCATCCAGCCTTCGCTCCAACCCCCTATGACTGGAAATCTTCTAAAATCTCTCACATTAATCGCCCCTCCCTGATACCCACTCCACGTCCAAACCTTCTCCCCTCGAACTTCCTTCCTCTTCTCCAGATGCTCCCTGCATTCCTTCTTCCCACAGCAAAATATCCCCGCTTCTTCCACCCACCCGTACTCATCAAACCTCCTCGGCCTCCCACACCTACACGGCTCCAACGCCACCATCTTCAGCCCAAAGCAGAGTTGGCATACTCCATCCTGCTTCCGGAGTCTGGGATTCACCTCCACCCCATATCCCTCACACGCGGGACACACCGCGAACCTTTCACTGGACGCCATAACTATAGTTCCCCCAGGTGCATTTAGGAGAACCGGAGTGCTCTACCCAAATCTCCCCCATCCTCCAATTCTTCTCCACCTCACTCCAACTCGGAACCACCGCCCCCAACCCTTCCATAATCATCTTCATCCCCAACTTCGCCCCACTCACTCCCCAACACGTCTGCATAATGGTGTTGAACTGCTTCTCATTACGCTGAACATACTCCCTCGCCCCCTGCACATCCCCATACTGAATAGTCTGAATCACCTCCTGCTCACACCCATCCATCACGCCCCTCAATCTCTCCCTCCCCATCGTAAGGCTCTTCCGAGTAAGCCCCAAAACGAAGTGTGCCACCGCAGGATGACACATCCAACCGTTGGAGAGGACACGGTACTCTACCCCGTGGGAGGGTAAGCGGTGTTCTCCGGGAAGTCCATAGTAGCGCCTCCTCACCGGATTATCCACCTCCGCGAAAATCCCCACACTCGCCATCCCCACAATCGCATCGGCGCACTTCACCATCTCCCGGGCATCCTCGGGATTGAGGGTTCCGATTCCGTAGTGATAATGGCCTCCCGCAAACCTCACTCCAAGCTCCCGAGGGTTCTCCACCGGCATTCCCATCAACCCATACGCATTCACACTCGGCTTACACCCCAACTCCACAAACTCCTGCTTCGCCCCCATCAGCATCTCCTGGGGAATTTCCACCACCGTCTTGGCCGATAGCCTGCTCCCCGGATACTGCTTCGTGGTTTTCTTCCAGAGACTCTCCAATCCCTCCCGGATACTATCTACCTGATACGCGAGGCAGGTATCCGCCTGTGTAGCGATCTCCGCCTGGAATCCATCCCAGTAGCAGAAGCCTCCGATGCGAAGGGGGGAGGGCTGTTGTGCGCCTCCGTTCCATATCTGGAGCTTCCTCTCCTTCGCCGCTATGTCCTTATGTGGCAAAAACTCCCACGCTGGAATCACCCCACCTTCCTTGCTCTCCACAAATATCTCGGGATCACTCCCAGAGAACGCCCCGCCAGTGCCCATGTTCTGGAGCGCCCCCAGCAGGTTTTTCCTCTGCCAGTTCGCTACGCTCGCACGGAGTTCCTGCGCCACATCTCCGGATACCCTCTTAAACTTCACATCCTTCGGAACATAGAGCCAGTTCTCTCTCCACTGCCCAGGGCCAACTTCCGCTCGAAGGTAGAGGTAATCATGCCCCACCCTCCCATAAACATCCGGCGTGGCTCTCAACGCCTCCACCTTCCCACTGGCGTTGGGATAGTAGCGTTTGAGCCAATCCCCAAGCTCTACTTCTGCCCACTCCCTCAATGGGAGTCCTGCTTGTTGTGTCTCCACTGTTCTCCTCCTGCATCGTGCGGGAAGGGAGAACATATTACCGGATACTAACGATTCTTACAAGCTCAACAACAATCAAACAGCCAATTACAATCAGTAAAATTATAGCTCCTATCACACTCTCCCCCCTTCCCACCCCTTCTTCTGCTCCATTCTCCCCTTCACCACCGCCCAAACTCTCTCCTCCGGATCTCTCCCGTACATCATATCCGCTAGGATGGGGCGAAGCTCCGTTTTGCTCATAGTAAGCCTCAGCATCTGATCCCAAACCTTATCTCTCCCCTGCGCAGTGTCCAACCTTCTCCACACCGCCTTCGCGTCTATCTCCACATCCCAAGCATCTCTCCGCAGCATCGAGCATTGTCCGCGAATCCACGCCCGGAAACCCTCCGGCAGCTCATCCCCCTCCAACGGCCCAAGCTCCGCACCCTGTCTCAGTAGATCACACAACCCCGAGGGAGTCACAGTGCGGAGGAGATTCCGGAGTTTCTCATACCCCTCATCACGAAGAATTACCCGAAACGGAGGCTCTCCCTTCCTCACCCACCTCAACACCCACCCTCTTCCCCTACACTCCATCCCGGAGAGTTCCCCGATCTCCTTCACCTTCACCCTCGGCACCGGCAGCATATCATTCCACCCACACCACTGTTGCATAGTGTCGTAGGAGAGTTCGCTCCCATCACTCTTCCGGACAAGAGCCACCACATAAATCTGCTCCTCCGTATAGCTTCTCACCCTTCTCCATCTATCCCCCACCACCTGTACCACCGGGGTAACTCCCCCAGGCCAAGTCGCCTCCTTCTCCCGGGTTCTCATCCTATGGCTCCCCCACCCAATCGCGGGAGAGACGAATCCGTAGCGGTTGGCCAGCGCGGGCTTCCCATCACTCCCTTCATACACCACACACTGCTCTCCATCCAGCATCTCGGTGATTTCCGGCATCTCCGAGGAGAAATTCTCCACCTTCGTCTCCGGAAGTCCCTTCGTATCCTCCTGAAAAAACTTCCCCCATGGCCTAGCGATGATCTTCCCTTCCCTCGCCACGATCCCCCTGCACGTCATCGTTTCCCTGTCCCACAACCTCTCCCTCGCGCATTTCTCCGTATAGGTGAACAGATGTGTCTTCCCATCCGGATGGCTCACCTGCCGGATATTCCCCTGAGCGATGTGCCAGACGATCTTCTCCGCGTCAAGGCAATCTCGTATCTCGGGGTTCTCCACCCTCTGGGAGAGATTAAGTTGGATCAGTCCGGATTGCATTAAAGGGAATACCTCACTCCCGTGATCTCTCCGAAGTTGCCTATTATTCCGGTGCAGAATCCCACCACCAGAGGCATCCCGGGCTTCAGTAGTGGGCGGGTAGCGAGGATCGCTGCATGTCTCTCCTCCACCCTCCCAAGCGCATCCACACTGGAAAACCTCACCCCCACTACTTCGGAGGAGAATTCATATTGCCGCCCGCCTTCAACCGTTACTCTCGCTTTCATTTCTGCCCCCAAAACTCTGCAAGCTCGCTGACAATTCCATTGAATATTACCGGACTTACGCCGTCTATAGCCATTCTCTTGTTAATAGCTTCGTCTGAATTACAGTTACACTCTCCCTCACAATCACACTCTACTATCCATCTCTTGTAGGGATGGGGGCCATCTATCCAACTCACAACCTCTCCTTCACAGCTTCGTAGACTTCACGAAGGATATTAATCTCAGCCTCTGGCACCTTATACATCTTCTCCCCATGCACATACCCAAACGTAGAAGCTTCCAATATCCGCTCAATCGCCTTCTTTAACTCCAATCTCTTCCGCTCGTTCACTCTTCTCTCCTCCTCCCTCTCACCGGAGCCTTGTCTGCGTTGGTAGCCTCTGGGGGGAGAATCTCCAAATTCTCCGACAATATCCTTCGTTGTTGCTCCTCCTCCACCTCTTCCTCATCCCTCGGAGCCGTTAGAGCCTCCTCCAGCGCAGTCTTCCACTCCCCCAGTTCCCACACCGGAACTCCTGTGCTTTGGGTGGTCACGACGGCAAACTCCACTAGCTTGAGGAGATCACGGAGCTCCAACTCTCCCTCAAACAACACCCCAAACTCCCCTCCCTCAATTACCTGTGCCATGGTTATCTACCTCATCCACCTCATCGCAAACCGAGATGTAGGTTTCAAGTGCAACGCGTAATCTTTCTGCCATTTCATAAGGAATGGTCTTAATGTTCCGACTTTTACGATGTCCAGCCGGTATCCAGTTGTAAATCTCATCCAACACTACTTGTGCCATATCCCCATCCACTCCCTTACCCTCGTCCAGAGCCTTTGCCATGTTCCATGACTCCGCTTGTGCCCCGCGAGCGCAAACGAGAAAAACTCCCTCCCACAATGTCTACACCTCTTCAGCCCGATAGTCATGATCGCCTCTCACCCTTCCTTGGGGGTTCCACTCTTCTCTCGCACAATGTGCCCACAAATAGAGTATTTTCTTCCAAGCCCACTGCCAAGGCCGCTTGGTAAGCCTCACAGGTTTCTTCCCCTCGCTCAAATCCCTCACCCAAAGAGTGATCTGGTTCCCTGTTTTGGGATTGGGGGTGGTAAGCACCGGATAAAACTCATGCGCTTGTAGATGCCGGATGCTTTCCGCGTTGTTCCCCTCGTTGCTGGTAGTAGCAAACGCAATCCCTGCCATGTGATCCTTTAGCAGAAAGGGAATGGTATCCGCTTGGGAGCGCCCGGATTTCCATTCATGGTGATACCCTCCGTTGCCATCTGGCATCCACTCCCAATGGCCATTCCCGTCCAAATCCCAAACCTCAATCATCCCACAGCATCCGTGGGTTCGAGTGCTACGTTGCATACAGCTCCCCCTACCCCTCCAACAAAATGTTAACCAACCGAAGAAGAAGCCCTATATGTACAGCTTCCAAGTCTCCTTGCTGGGTGCCTAGCTTCTTCAGCTTGACCACAGCTTCTTCCAGTTCCTGTTTGAACTTTACCAGTCTTATGGTTTTCATCATCTCTCCCATGTTCCTTCGCAGCAGGAGGAAGGTGGAATCAGCCGCGATCAGCTAAGGCTCATGCCAAAGGTTGCGTCTGGTCACCTTCTCGGGGAGCGTTGGGAGAGACATCTCCCCGTCCCTCTATCCCCCGGCTGCGAAGAAGCATTGAAGCCTCTACCGTGGCCAATCTTCTGCCTTCGGCTTAATCCACCACACCATAAGAATTGCAAATACCAAGCATAGAAATAAAATCCAACCTACGCTCACATACCCTCCTTGCTATTCGCAGACACAAAAATAGCGGGGGAGCAGCCCATGCTGCTCCACACCGCTAGGTTGATCGCCGGTTGAACTACTTCGCCAGGTTGGTGCTCTTCTTGCTCGTTACCGCTTTCTTCGTGCTTTTCTTAATGGTTTTCTTCGTCGTTGCCATAATCAGCTTCCTCCCTTCATCAGTAATACCGCGAGTTTCCCATGTCCAACCGCAACACGGACTCCACGGAGATCAAAGTAGAACTTCATCCCCATGCCGTTGGTGATACTATGCGTGGTGCGCATCGGGAGGCTTCGATGAGGATAGTCCCCCCGTAGGCTCCAAAGCATCGGGCGATGGTGGATGGGATGGATTCTCCTTCCTCCTATCGTGCCATTTCCTGTAGGGTCGTAGCTCACAGCTTCCCCTGCACTCTCTGCTGCTCCAAGCTCAACCACTTGCTCGGATTCGGCACCACATTCCCCTGCTGCTCCGCTACCCTGTTCTGCTCCCGCTGGTAGCGTTTGGGAATCCTATCCGCACTTATAAGCTCCTCCACCATCTCCACAAACAACTCCACATGACTCACGTCGATTTTGTAGATTTTGCTGAGGCCCACGAGATACGGGCGATCCTTCGCCAACTCCCTCATCTGCATCTTGCGGAGACGGGAGATGGTAGCCCGAGCACACTGTCGGGCATATACCTCCTCCGCATGATGCTGGGAGATCTTCTCCATATACATCTGAGAGGCCGCACTGCGTTCCATGATTGTGGGGTTCATAGTCTATGCCTCCCCGTGATTTATCGCGTCCCAATTCAAAAGGGACATACTATAGGCTTCAGTTGGATTCATCTGCCGCCACCAATGAAGCCCTTCTACATCATGCCGAGCCTCTTGGTGCTGCCTTGCTGCTTTCTTCGTCCGGAACTTCCTCGCCGGTCTACACAACGTACAACGCTTCTTTTTTGCCCTGTGGATGCTCATGCTCTCCCCTTATGCGCGTGAATCCATCTCCGCCTCAATGTAACCGAAGCAAAGTCCGATTGGCATGGCCAAAACTACACCCCACCAACCAATCAACAGTGTTAAAGCCACTGATACTCCTATTGAAGACAACGTCATCAAACACCAATATTTACCCATAAGATACTTCTCCCTTTCTCGATCTCTACTCCCTCACAAAAAAGGGGAGCATTTCTGCTCCCCTCTACTGTTCCCCAAAAGCCGATAGTCGGTAAATAATCAACCCACCAACCACTCAACAACCAACCACCAAAGACCAAGAATGCTAGATAATCAACAATCTGCCAAGAGCACCTAGCACGCTCTACGGACTTCAGCAGTGTTCGGTGTATTTAGTTTATCGTCGAGTTTTCCAAACGGTTCTCTCGACTAGACTACCCCCATCCTTTGGAGATACAATCCCTTACTGCAATTCTCCCAACACCGCATCATCCCACTGGTAATTCTCCAGCGTGGTCTGCGCATTGGCGCGTTTGATTGCCGCTTCACAGAGCCGAAGCTCCCTGGCAATCCGGGTGATTTGTTTATCCAGAGCCTTCGCGTCATACTCCGGTTTCTGAACCTCGCGCGGAGCGGTTTCATTGCCATAGAAGCGTTGAACCTCTCGCGCATTTCCATTCCGCAGCGCGATTAACTCCGCTGCACGTGCCTTGAGGGTCTTCATCACCCCCAAAGCCTCACTTATGGTAACTCTTTGAGCTGCCATTTACACCTCCTCAAACTTTACAAAAGGGGAGAGCCTCAACCTCAAGCCCTCCCCAAAGGAGCCACCCTCATGACTACCTGAACAAACTACCTAGAAACTTATCACCCAAACATTATCCGGAAGAATTGGAGCAATAACCCCCCTCACATCCTCCCACCGGAGCCTTCCATTCCCACACCCTGGTCTCGGTAGCACGAACGTATAGATAGGCTTTGCCGGATGTCGAGCAATCTCTGCCAACTCCTCCGCACTACGCCGTATCAGCTCTAAATCCGCCATTTCATACCAGTTGTGCTTCACTGGAAAGAAAAACAACGGCAATTCCCTTGATGCCCAACACACATTTCCATGCTCTCGGATATGCTGTCCGAGAATCTTTGGAACCTCAGGATACCGTTGCGAAGCCTCAAACGCACACCCCCGTCCCATTACACAAGCGCCGTTGGTCTTGACTGTTCCATTGGTAGTGATCCCCAACAAAAACATAGGACGAAGATAGTCCCACAAGTTTCCTTTGATTTCCTTCATATCTCTCCAATCTTCCCAAATGGGAGCAGCAGAAGGGGCAGGGGATCAAGGGGATGCTGTCCCATTACGGCAGCTTACTTCCACCTGTCTCAACCCACTCTCCCCCTCTGCTGTCACACCCGAGGCAGTCGGGTGTGAAGACTAATATCGCCGTTCAAAATATAAGCACACGCAAGCACATATGAAGCAGAAAATCCCGCTTGCGATGTTAGCTGGTTCATGCCCAGCAAACCATGCTACGATATTGATCAGCACCATTAACAGGCAAATAATTGTTCCCATCACATCCCCCCAATAACCTTATAATCTGCCAAAAACACCCCGATCATCAAGAGATACACCCACCACGGGAAACCCTCTCGGTGCTTCAAATCATACCCCATGCACCCCACCGCACACAACGTCATCCCCAACCACACCCCCTGCGCGAGTATCATTCCTGCACCCTCCCATCCCCCGGGCAAACCCTTAACACATTAGCTTCATCTGCACAGATAATCTCTCCTGCCTTAAACTCTCCTGTGCAATATGCGCAATCACCGTACTCATCCTGATAGGTATATCCACTCCCTTGATCCTCATGGCAATAGCAACGAATATGATGGGTATGCCCACAATCGTTCTCAATTGCGCCGCATGGCTCGCTCATTCTTGAATCCTCCCATCCTCAAACACATACCCCGGCGGATAAGGCCAGCTCTCCTCTGGAGCCTCCAGCAACCACTCATCCCTCGTAACCGCCTCCTCGGGAGTCTCCGCGGGGAAGAATGCCATCCCCCCTCTTCTCACAATCTCCAACCCCTGAGCCTTGGTCACGCGCCGTTGGGGGTTTTCCCTCTCAAGCTGCTCCAGAAACGTCTCCGGGGGCTTCCCCTTTCCCCTGCTCCCCCTCCCCTGCTCCAGCAACGTTACCCCCTGCGCGCGAAGGTTGTAGAGCTTCGCCACAGTCGTGGGTACGAACCTATTATTCCACCCCTGCCACTTACACAGAATCGGCTTCCCATCCCTCCGGGTGGAGATAATATGCTCCACCGGCTTCCCCGCGGCATCCTGCACCTGCGCCCCAATCACCCACGCGAAGAGTTTGCTCTTCCCCATCTTCTGCCTATCCTCGATCACCAATCTCGTGATGGCTAATTTGGCCTTATAGGCCTTCTCCATGTTATCGAGTCTGCGGGCCATCTCCCTATACTGCATGGGATCAATCTCATGCGCGATGAGCATCCGGGCTAACACCGCCGCTCTCTCCCCTATGTCACGGAGATCTTCCTCATACTCCTGCCTAGTATATAGTGCCATCTGCTGCTTCTCTCCCAAACAGAATTAAAAATAGCTACTACACAAGTCTTACAACCGCTTCATGTTCTCCCAATCATACTCCACCCTCGTACCGCACTCAAGACACCTCACATAATCCCCATCATCATCATGCATCACCCTAGTATGTCGCTTGTGGTGGCACGAAAAAAGGCGAGATAGCCTCTTCAGCCATCCCGCCCTTTGGGGTGCAGCGGAGAGAGGGGGTGTCCTCTCCTCCACTGCTGGGCAAACCATTACACCATCTCTGGTAATCTCTACTACCTCCGCAACCGCTTCTGCTTCTCCTCCTCGCGTGCCAGTTGCTCTCCCAGTTTGGTGATCTTCTTCACTTCTCTGCATCCTAGGCACTTTACATTCACCAACCTTCCCGCGAGGGTTCGAGTCTCCGTCCTCCACACACTCCCACACATGGTTCCGGTAGGAGTATTGCGATTGCGACATGCGTTCTTCCTCAGGTTCCCATGTACCAGCCTGATCTGAGTCACAAGGATATGGGGTTTCTTCTTAGCTTTCTTCTTCCCCTTGCCCTTCTTTCCACCCTTCGCCGCCATCACAATCCTAACCGCTTCGGAGGTGGATTCCCCTATCCTATGCCCGGGGTCTTTAATCATCACAGGGGCTGCACTCATACTATCACCCCCACAAAGGAGCAAACCATCGCCATCGCGGCAATCGCTACTCCCACGATTATAAGTATTCTGCCTAGATTCATTTCTGCCTTAACCTCCCAAGTTTGATCTTATACTTCTACTCCCACTCAACTGGTTTATAACGCTTGCATCCACTCTTCTTGCACTCTCCCATAGCTTGCTCTCCGCTATGGGAGCCTTTAAGCTCCCCACACTTGCACATGTTTCCATAGAGGGTATTCTTCGCATCTTGGATGGCTTGCATAAGCCCCGCGCCTCGGGTAGCTCTCCAACGCTCCCCTAACTCCACGCTGGCCATCGTTCCCTCCACTTCCAGCGCGATTAGAAGTTGTTTAACAGTCATAACCCCTCCCTCTCCATCCATCTCTCACACGCATGAAGAAGAATCTTCTCCTCCGAGGATAGATGTAGATTATTGCTTTTGGCCTTCGCCATCAAATCCCCATATATCTTCTGCACCAACTCCCTTAGAGCTTCAGGTGCTACTTGTTCTGCCATAATCTCTCCCATCTCCCTGCATGTCGCAATACCTTCATGCTTCATCGAGAACACGCGATAACACTCTACGCTCATGCATCTCCCTCGGGAGCCTCCCCACAGGAGTGTACCAAGGATACGAGTCACTCTTCTTGCCACGGCCTCCCTAGTTCTTTGCTATGGATTCAGCTCCCACCCAAGGGAGAGCGATAGGAATTTCTCGCACCCAGAGACATATGCGCTTATGTCTCAGATACTTCTTGGTAACTCCTCTAGCTCTGTTGTCTCTCCCTTGGGTAGAGGCCGAAGCCCCTACCATGTCCTGTCGTTTCGCCAACGTGGGCGATTAGTTGCGGTCGCGTTTCTGCATCCTGCCTCCCTCCTTGGCGTTTAACCCCGCCAGAGTAGAATAAAACATCGGGGGAGAGTTAGCATAAGGGCTACCCTCCAACGCGCCTTATGTCCCTGCGTTGTGCTATCCGCACCCCGAACCTCGTGCTACTTCTCCAAAGTAACAATCTCACACTTCGTAATCACCACCTCATGCCCACCATGAGGCTTATCGCCCGATCTAAAGTGTATATCCGCACTATGCATCGCAGCCTCCCGTGTAGGTCTCGTCTCCCCAATCTGCTGATGACACTGCATACAACAAACCACAAAACCTTTGGTTACCTTTAACTTTGCCATAACTATGCTCTCCCTTTCTTTGACATCCTCACGGCAGCAGCGGGTTTTACACCCGAAGGAAACCGCAGTTAATATAGAGTGCAGGGGTTTTCGTTATTAACCCTGTCTGTAGGCTTTCGTTCGCCACTCTCCCGGTTAGCTTAACTGGCCCTTACGGAACTCACAAGCTATTCCCATTGCTGCTGCCGTCAAAATGCCAAAATCGCGGTCGAATCGGAAGATTCTTTGCGTTAAAACCCGTTTTCCCGCGCCGGAAACCGCCCAAATTCGCGCCGGAAAAATTTCCATGTGGGGTACTGCCAAAAAATCGCCCAATCGCGCTTAAAACCGATTCTCGCGTGTTTTGCGTACAAAAAGCGAAACTCCCACTCAAAACAAAAGGGGAGAAGGTTTCCCCTCTCCCCATGTCTATTCTCCCTTGCTTGGTTCGGCCTATGCTCCCGGTTGAGTTTGCGTTCCAGCGTGCTGCTGCTGACTCGCCACACTGCTCCGTTCCGCCTGAAGATACTGCAACTCCTGCGGACACTCGAACGGGATGTTCTTCCTCCGAGCATTCTCCATGAGCGTCTTAAGCATCAACTCATCGAACTGCCTCTGCTCCAACTTCGCAGGGTCAATTCTCGTAGCCGTTGCCTGAGTCCTTGCAGCTCCCGCAGCAGCTCTGCTGGCGAGGAACTCACTGGGTAGCTGAGGGTTATTAGCCTTCACATCCACCCGAATCGCCCGCATCTTCCCATCCGGCCAAACGATCTCAGAGTTCAGCACCTTCAATCGCTTGCTAGTTTTGCTACTCGCTTGCTTGGGAATCGCAATCGCGGTAGCTTTGAGCGTCCTGCCATCCGGCAACCACGGGTCAGTGGTCAGCGTCATGTCACGGTTGACATAAAGCTGCTCCCCGGAAGGATTGGTGAGAAGATCCTGCTCCTCGTAATCCTCCGCCGTGACATCGTACAGCGTCGCGCCATCCAGGCTGCGAGCCTTGAGCGGGATGTCATACTTATTCCCCTCAGACTCCTTTGGGAAGTCTTCAAAGAACAGCACCCCCTGTGCCCGCATCCCAACCACAATCGCCCTACCCTGCACCGTCATAACTTCCGGCACAAAGGTAAAATCACTCAACTGCTTTTTCGCTTTCGGCATATTGCCCTCGTGTTTAACGTCCAGTGGACATATACCGTGTGCTCTAGGGAGTAGAGAAATCGCTTCCCCTCTCCCCAGCCTCCCAAAACGGCGAATATATTGCTATTATGCAAGTCTCTAGATGCTCCTATGCGGGGACTACCAAAGTCCCTCGCATTCGTTGCGCTGGCTTACTTCTCCACCCCACAACTCACCGCCAGTTCATTCTTGGCGGTATTGCCCGTGCTGGCAACGGTGGGGTCAGCCCCATTATCGCACGTCACCACAAAACCACTCAGGCTTGTTTGGTGGATGTGAAAGTGGCGATGGAATCCCTGCGCCATTGCCAGAGTTCCCAACACCAACACCACACACGCGAACCATTTCCGTTGTTTCATGTCATTCTCCCAAGGGGTAGTCACCCCACAGGAGCATCATGCTACTTGCTAATTGTCAAATATCGCCGTTTCCTAGTGCCTGAGCACATCGGGGAGATGTAATCTCCAAGCATGGTAGCAGTCTAAACCCCGGTAGCCTTAGAATTGCTCCAAGGCGTATTTATTCCACTACCATGCTTGCAAACTACATCCAAGGGAAACCCAACGGTGTGACTACTACCCTGCCCACGCTATCAGGTGGGCAATCGCCTATTGGACTTCCCCAAGCAGCAGAGACACTCGGAAATGGGAGACCATACTCTATTCCTATCCCCATGATGGGGGTTTCTCTGCTGCTTGCGGAGTTCCAATTCTTATCCGCTCTGCAAGGTATATTATAACCAAACTCTACAGCTTTCCCGACTTCCGCCGTTTCCGACCGCCGAATTCAGTTGCAACCAAGCGGCCAAACCGCTAAGTTGTTGAAAACAAAGGACTTCGCCGTTTTTTCGGTGTGTAAAATTTATACGGCGAATCGCCGGATTTTCGCTTTTTTTGCCGCCAAATCGCTGAAAACAAACGAGTTGCAATTTTTTCCCAGCAGCGAGTATTTTTTACCGGGGTCGCAACCTACACGCGCTCACACACCTTGCAAACCTCGCCATACTTCCCGTGAGATGAGGGAGTAAAGCACCCACACTTGGGACATGGTTTATCACAATCAGGGCCATCAAGCCTATTCCACATCTCAAGCCATTGTTTATAAGGCATCCCGAGTATAGACATATTCTACTCCCTTGTGATTCACTCCCACATCCAAGCCCACCTGTCACATGGGTTTGATCTAAGGTGACCCCGCTATACCCTCACCATCGTAATCAAGGGATCAACCAGAGTGGGATTACCGTTGAAAAACTGTTCCACCTTAACCAATCCCACCCCTATCCCCAAATACCACTTCTCCACCACACACTGCGCCACTGGGCTACAGAACCCCTCGCTCTGCTTTGACACCATAGCCCACCCGGTATATCTTGGTGTCTCCACCCACTCCACCCAGGTCTCTGTCTTCCAAGGTGTATTAGGCGCAAAGTCTGGAAACGTAGTATCCACAGCCACAGTGGGAGTGTTACTCGCTATTGCTGGAATGATAAGATACGGTCTAGGCTTCCCAGCATCTCCGCTCACAGTATAGCTAAAGTCCTGTGGCGTAGCATCCCATGGTGCGCCAAAGGGAAACTTAATATGCCCACCTGTGGAATACCATGCCCCTCCCTGTACCTGCGCTAGGTTGAACCACAACTCCGCATCCCTAGCTCCCGGTGTCCAATACGCTCGGGGGTTGTTTTTGGTGTAATGCCAAATGGTTGATCCATCCCCCTGAGGCATCACATCAATCCATGTTAAGTCCCCATATCCGTTCTGAAACGTCCAAGTCTCAGCACGATTGAGAAACACTTGCCCAGCACTAAGAGTTATGGGAGATGGATTCATTCGCCCTCTCCCCCCACACCCTGTAGCTGCTGCCATGAGCATAAGCTTCAACATCTCACGTCTTTGCATAAGTAATCTCCTATCCACTGCACCAGAGTAGCATCCTCTGGTGCAGTGGGAGAGAGACTAGATTCTCCCAATCATAAGCCTCTTCAACTCCCTCATCTCCCACCTAAGCAGCATATACTCAGGGGCATAGGTATACCCCATCTGTTCCGCCAACATCATCACCACCGCTCGGGAGCTAATAGCATAGAGCAACTCCGTGTAGGTTAGCATAAACTACACCTCCGGCCAGACTTCATTCCGTGATTGCCAACACGGTTTGCTATCCAAAAACGCCATAAACACCCCACAAGCGTCGAAGTAGTTCATGGGGATAGTCTTAGTTGCTGCAATCATACAATCTATCCTGAGATTTTCAATATAAGCATCATGGCCTTTCCAAAATCTCGCGTTGTAGTCCATCGTAACACCTCCAACCCGTGGCAATGTCACACTCATTGCCCTAGGTTCGGGGGATTACTCCCAAGAGTCAATCGCCCAAGAATCACACTCAATAGCCTTGGCAATCCTGCTGGCCTGAGCAGAAGCAATCTCCCTTGTCTGAGCAGACAATTTCGCCACCATAACAAGCTGGTCTTGTTCGTAGAAGCTGATTGTGAATTTCATCGCGTAGTCTTACCCCTTTCGCGTCAGTTCTAGCTTTTGACTCTCCAGAAAATAGTCAAGCTGACTGGTAACATAACTCTGCACGGTTGCGTTGTTGGTTTTAATCAACCCCATAGCTGCGAGTTGACCACAAAGATAAAGCGCCATGTCTTTTGTCATGGTAATCCTCCTAGCCAGAGCCAGAGTCACACTCTCTGGCCTAAGCTAGAGGGATTACTAGTTAACCCCTTGGCTCTCCCCCTTGGCCGGTTTCACCGCCAGCTTCGCCTTGTTCGCTTCGATAAACGCGATAATCTCCGGCAGCTTATCCGCCAACGCCAGCCACTGAGAGCCATACAGCGTGACCGGGAACCGCCCCAGCCCGTAGAGGGATACTGCCCCCTTGGCGCTGATCTTCAACCCTCCCTCGGTCTTGGTTGTCTCTGCTGCCTGTTTCCTCACCTCCGCCAACATCGCCACTATCTCTGCTTCCGACTTGCCGATGAAATCCTGTGCTGTGTACATGATACCACTCCTAGGGGCTAAGCAGACCGTGGTCAGATGCCACTCGCTTGCCACGGCCACTACCAGTGCAACCGGGTTGCCAAACTCCAAGTGATTGAAAACAAACGAGTTACCAAAAATCATAGTATATAAAATTTACCCAAGTGGGTAAAAATTACCGGCAGTTTTTACTCGGCTGCTAGCTGGGAGGCTGGGGGAGATGGCTGTCTCCGCTACTGCTGGGGGTCTATATACAATATATAAATACCCTATCAGGGAGAGAGAGATTTATATATGATGTACAGAGAAGAATAGAGAGAACAGCTCGTAGCGTGGTACCGTTCAATCCAACACTTCGCCATTCTCCATCACCATGACTAGCCTATGCCATCACCCCATGCTCATGCGCTCACGAGCACGCGCTCACTGCTAAACCCTTTAGAATCAACAACATACGAGCATACGCCATGCAACTGCCTGTAAACCACTGATTCTAAAGCACTTAGCGGTGTTGGCCATATCACGCGATCTCTACTTGTTTTAAGCTACCGTCTCGCCTAGCCCGCGAGGGAGAAGAATCCTTCAGCACCAGTCGACTATGAGAATTGGGAATATCCTATGTTGTTGAAAACAAACGGTTTTGGCTATGGAAATGGGTGCGCTTCCGATGGGGGTGGCCTTGGCTCCCAGGGTGGTCGGGAAGGTGGGGAGGTTGGGCGTTGGTTTTCAGGTTCTCTATGTACATAATATCTATTTCCCTCTCTCCCACACCCCCCTTTTATATATGTATATAGAGCTGGACGCAGAAATGGAGTGTGCAGGTTGCGGACTAGAAGTTTCAAGAGGCTGCGAACATTTGAGCCATTACTAGAGTCTAACATAGTAGAAGAAGAGATCTCCCTTTTATGGCAAAAGCCCCCGAAACCTCCTGGATGCACCAAGCCGCGAAGAAAATGGCGCGGGAGGGCAAAAACCTCCCAGTGGTGGTGGATGAGTTGGGGATTCCGGGGATGAGGCCGCAAGAGATTGAGCAGGTATTCCGCTCTGATATGTTCCAGCAGATCCTCCGGGCGGAGAAAAACCGCTATGCGCTGGAGATTGCGAATGATCCGACGTTGCAGAAGCAGACCGCGATTGGGTTTATGGCGATTGCGATACAGAATCTCATGGCGGAAGGGGAGTGGGATAAGGCACTGGAGGGGTGGCAGAAGCTCGCAAAGTTGGCTGGATGGCAGGGGAGTGATGCCGTAAACATCTTCGCAGAGCTAAAACCCCGGGATTTCGAGGAATTGAGGAAAAAGATTGGCACTGGAGCAGGCTTGGCAGGAGCTCCAAAGACTAACGCCTGAGCAGCAGCGGGAGTTTTTGGCAAAATACGAGGTAAAACGGGCTAAGGAGAGATTTATCGCCTATTGGGAGCCTACCAAGCCTCAGGTGGAGGCATTTCGAGGCTTCCACAAGGGAATAAAGACCTATGTGGTGCTTGGGGGGAATCGAAGCGGCAAAACCGAGATGGGAGCCGCCGCGGTTGTGGCCTGGGCGATGGGGAAGAAGTTTTTTGAGGGAGAAAAGGCATGGGAGTGGGTGAAGGATCTGCCGATTCCGGAACCCCCGAGTAATATTTGGATTGTGGGACTGGATTTCCCTACGCTTCGGGATGTGATTTGGAGGGAGAAGTTGCTTCAGGGCAGGAATCACCCTGCGTTGGTGCCTAAGGAGGCGCTGGATAAGCCCCCCAACAACACTGATTTTCAGATGTTTTTTGCCAACGGGAGTGTGATTACCGGCAAATCGGCTGACTCCGGGAGAGAGAAGTTCCAATCCGCCAGTGTGGATCTCATCTGGATTGATGAAGAGCCTGAGAAAGCCATCTACGACGAGTGCTACCAACGTACCGCAGACTGCGCGGGCAAAATCCTTGTGACTCTTACACCATTGGTGGACATCGCGAGCGGGATTCGGGAGCCTTGGGTGTATGACTTGCATGATGACATGCGCAAGGGAGTACCTGATATCGCATTCGCGAAGCTAAGCGTGCTGGATAATCCCTATGTTCCAGAGGATGAGAAGCAGAAGCTGAAGCAGAAGTGGAGCGGGCATCCAGAAGAGGCCGCACGCCTATTTGGAGACTTCGTTCAGAGGAGTGGACTTGTATACAATCTTTGGACACCAGAGAAACATCTGGTTAAACCGCGACCGATTCCCCGGGAGTGGACAAGAATCGTCTCCCTCGATCCAGCCAACACGGGTACAACAGCAGCATTATGGGGGGCTGTTGAGCCAGGGACAAACGACCTCTACCTCTATCGGGAATACTACGAAAAAAACCTCACCATAAGCGAGCACGCGAAGAACATCCTCATGATGAATCGCGGGGAGAATATAGATTTTTGGCTTATAGACAAGAAATGGGGCAGCCAACGAGAGGGGCAGCAGCATAAAACCGGACAGCAAATCTATCGGGAGAATGGGCTTCCGGTAAGGTTGGCGGATGTAGATGCGGATTATGGCTTGCAAATCAGCAAAGAGTATGTTCAGGCGACGTTGGAACCCACCTCCCGCCATCCGAAGCTGTATGTGTTTAGTGATATGGGGAACTTCAAGCATGAGATCAGCCATTATGCCTGGGCGACGTTTGCACGAGGAGATATGAAGGGACTCAGCAAGGAGAAACCCCTAAAACGGGGGGATCACCTGCTGAATGCCTTCCAATACATGGCTAGTGGTAGGTTCAAAGGCCGCGGGGTATCCCGCCTGGGGGAAGGGGAGAAAACCCTCCAAGCCACCCTCAACAGCTACTTTCAATCATAAAAAGGAAACACAACATGCCAAGACCTGTTAAGAAAAACGAAACCCCCGGAGTGCATGGAAATGCCCCCGTGAAGTCCCCGGTGGGGGATAGCATCATAGTCTATGCCGACAACGCCGTGTGGAACGAGACCAAGGGGAAGTTTACCCTCCCCGAAGATGTTGTAAGAAAAAACTAAAAATAGAAACGAGAACAACCCAAAATGGCTTTTAACTTCATTCAAGTCCCCCCGCAGTCTACTGGCCTAAAGGTAGACACCGCGGAACTCACAAACGGTGCAAATACCGTAGAACGACAGATCATCACCCTGGGAGATGCAATCACCGCTGCGAACGTCGCGGGAGTCACCGCCGCGGGTGCGGTTAATGTCAACGTAGAAGGTCAGAAGGCCACATATAGCGCCTCTGCGACCTTCGCGGTAGCTGCTTCTGCTACTCTGGTGTGGACTCTCACCGGAAGCGCCTCCAAGACCATCCGACTGGTGGAATTGGGCTTCTCCAGCACCACCGCAACTGCTGCGCAGTATCTGGATATTCAGGGAATCAAATATTCCACCGCCGCGACAGGTGGAACCCCAGTAGCAGAAACGGTGGTTCCACTTGATAGTGGCTTCGCCGCAGGCACTGCAACCGTCAACCACTACACCGCGAACGGCACCCCCGGAACTCCCGTAGGCACTGTGAAGATGGTTCGATACTTCTCTGCACTGACTGGCACCGCTGCTCCCACCACCTGGATTGTGTGGCGGTTTGGCAACGGCCCAGATAGTGGATTGGTGCTTCGTGGCGTCGCCCAGCAGTTTGGGATCTCCCAAGCCACTGGTGGCGCGAACGCGGGAACCGCGGATGTTTATGCCGTTTGGACAGAAGAATAATAGGGAGATAATCTAACTATGCTACTCGCTATTGAAGATCTCTCCTTCGCCAATGGGGTGAGTTTGGTTCAACCAAGCACCCCCTTGGGGGGAAGTGGTAATCGAGCTACCCCCAACGTGCAGAATTTCTCCACCTTCTCCACTAGTAATGGAATTGTTACGGTGGCTAAGGGAGGGAGTAATATCGTCGCGGGGATGCCGGTGGTGGTATATGCAGACTACTCTTGCTGGGTGCCACTTATCCAAAGCTTCGTTCCTCCTGAAAACACCAACATCGCTTCCAAGCTAGAACTCGGCTCGGGGAGCTAGCACCAACCATCTCAACTAAAAAGGAAACCAAAACATGGCTATCACGACCGTAAACGCTACTTATCTCCCTTCCGGCCCCACAGCGACACTGCAAATCCTCGCTGCTGGCCCCGGGAGTTCCCAGGAAATCGCCTACATCGGAATCGCCACCTTCACAGGTGATGCGGCATCGAGCTCGGCTACACTCAACTACATCGACGGAACCGCTGCGCTTAGCTTTACCCCCAGTGCTATTTTAGCCTGTCGCGTGGGTGGAGCTGCCACCGCCACAATCGGAGTGGTTAGTGTGGTGGATGCAGGTAATGCCAACAAAACCGCCACGGTGCAGTTTACCGGCACCGTAAACGCCGCGACCATTATCGTGGGATTCATCATCCTAAAGTAAGGGAGCCTCTATGAGTGCTATTGGGCAGGGACTATACAAAGTTGGCGAGGGAACCAAACCTCGCCAATCCACCAACTGTTCGGGAGAACATCGCTACTTCGTCGCGTGCGAGGCGATTGTGGAAGAGGAAGGGAAGGTCAGCCTTCTCGGACTTTGCCTGCACTGCAAAGATCCTCTCCAGCTCGATTTTAAAGTAGCCTCTCCCTTCAACTCTATTAGACTTGAAAAAGTAAAGGAAAAATCCGATGTCAACAGTTCGTTTTGAGAAAGTCTTCGGAGGCCAATGTGCCTTTGAACAAGTACCAACGCCCAGTGCGTTTCAGCTCCAGGAAGGACATTTCTGGAACGACGTAACGCAGAAGAACATCCTAGCCAGGCTTAATGGTGCGACCGGAAGTTTGGTGCAGGGAATCAATATCAACGTCACTCCTGTAACCCAGGCTGATCCCAATACCACAGCGAAGAATTTAATGAGCATCGCCCTTCCCGCAGGGTATCAGAACGTCGCGGGGAAAACCCTCCGTGTATGGGGAGAGGGAACTTATGTAACAGCAGGCGGGCAGAGCCCCACGGTTACCATCGCGTTGACCTTAGGTGGTGTTACCCCCGTAACGTGGACAAGCACCGCGACCACCGCTTCTATGACTAAGACTTGGCATTTTGAAGCATATATCACCACCGTGACTGCGGGAGCTACCGGGACGCTGGAAGCCCATGGAGCGTTGGATATTGAACTTGGTGGCACAGGAGCAGGAGCCGTTGCGGTGTCGAAATTCAACGACGCGGTGATAGCAGTATCCAGCACGCTAGATCTCACTGCGGCCAATACTCTTCAGGTTACTGGATTGATGAGTAGCGCCAATGCGGGAAACAGCCTAGTACAGCGCCAGATGGTGGTAGAGGTGTTGAACTAATGAAGAAGAAGCTGCAAATGACTCAACTTGGTTGGGATGGGAGTTTTGTAGGCCATCGCCCCACGCAGGTGAATTCCCAGGACGGGGATAATGTGATAAGTAGCAATCCCGCCCCGGGGCCAAACGATTATACCCAGATGAATGACAACGACTCCGATGACCAATGACGCTCTTGTGGATTGCAGTAGCTCTAGCGGTGGTAGATTCTCTTGTAACATGGAAGAGAATCAAGCTGCATCCATCGTTGGAGTTGAACCCGCTGGTGAGGTGGTTGGAATCACACCTGGGTGCGACTATCGCCTCGCTTACAGGAGTATTCCTAGTGCAATGTGTTCTGGCTTCGATCCTATCCACTTGCACTTCAATAGGACTTGCCCTCTTTGTGGGGGCGGGCCTCTATCGAACCTACACCCAAATCCTAAGCCTTAAATACTTCTAGCTTGGGGCCAGAACAACACCCCAGTCCCCCCTGCCCTCGCTTGGGTGCTGGCCCCAGAAAGACATTACTCCATGGAAGCATTAAAACAGCGCGCCACTAACGAAGAACTTATCCACATCAAATGCCCGATTCACAACTACTTCGGGATAGGGCAGAGCACCACTCCAACTCAGGGGTGTGTTCTGTGTGCAAAGGTTCAGATTCTCACCATCCTCGTGACAAAGAAGGGCGATATGAACGAGAATCTCTCCCAACTGGAGAGTATCCTTCACGCGGCGTGCGAGCTATCCGAGGAGGGTAAGTTTGACTACCTCCCCTCCAAACCCAAATTCACCATTGAAAAAGGAAAATCCTAATGGCACTTATTAGTGGAATCCTCCAACCCCATGAAGTGGACGGAACCACCTTCTCCGTGGCAGCAGCTACAGCTAGCCCCCTCCAAACCGCCTTCAACAACGCATTACTCTACATTAGCAACAACGGAGCATTTAGCACCACAGGTGGCACCGGAGTAACCGTGACGTTTGGCAGCAGCACCGGCAAAGCCCCAACCGTCCCTTCCGCTACCAACGGCTTCCTCATCCCCCCAGGTCAGGCGATCCAATTCTACCTCGGAGCCAACCGTGATAGCTTCCGGGTATTCAACCTCGATGCGGCCAACGCCGTAAAAGTCAGCTTCCAAGCAATGAGTGTATAGAAGAGAGGGTTAGTTGGAAAACGGGAATCCCCAAAACACCGGACAAGTAGAGCAGGTACCCAATAAGAGGGAGATAATCGCCGCGGCGCAGAATCCCCCACCGCCACCCCCTGCGATTTCGCTCCAGCAACCAATGACGCCTCAAGGGAGTCAAGCAGAGGCTCTCTCCACCCAAGTGGCGAAACATCTCTATCGGATGCGGAATTTCCGCAGGCAGTTCGACCAACGATGGTTACAATACTACCGGCAATATCTCAGCGTCCGCGACCAACAGCTTTATCCAGATAACATCACCCGGAGAAGCAACACCACGGTTCCCTATCCCCTAAGCAACGTCGAAACCGTAGTCTCCCGCTCCCTGGATGCATTTTTCTCTTTCGAGCCTTGGTTCGATTGCAAGGGACGGGTGATGAAGGACGACCCCGCCGCGGAGAAGATGCAAATTGTATTGGAGGCAAAGCTCAAGCAGGCGAAGCTCGTCCCCGCGTTTGAGACTCTCCTCCGCAACATCGCCATATATGGATTCTCCGCCATCAAGGTAGACTGGGACTTCGGTTATGACCACATCGTAAGCGCGGAGCAGATCCTTGCGATGCAGAACACCCCTATGGGGCCACAGCCGATTTTGAATCCCATGACCGGGCAGCCAATCGTAATCGGCTATCGCCCAGTAGACACCAAAGTTCCCCGTAATCGCCCGCGCTTCACCCCCATCGACGTATTTGACCTCCTCATCGACCCCGACGGCAACTACATCGCCCACATGACAGAGAAGCCGTTCAGTGAGATGAAAAAAGAATGGGAGATGAATCCCACGCTCTACTCCCCCCAGGCGATGGTTGAGTTGGAGCAGAAGATCCGCGCGAGTGAGCCCGACACCGATAGTATAATCGTCCGCATGGCGGAGTTCTGGGACGAAGTAAACAACACCGTTACGCTGATGACTTATGGAGAAGATGCAGACGCCATCGCGCTTAAAGACCAACGATTCGCCAATCGCGTAGGAGCAGCCTACCAAGCCTATCGTAGGAAGGTATATGGGGGAACTCCAATTCTCCTCTACCACGGAGAGAACCCTTTCATGCACAAGCGGGCTCCGATTCTCTCCACCAGCTACATCAAACTCCCTAATGAAATGTACGGCATCGGAGCGGTGGAGGTGGTCTCCAACCTCAACGAATCTCTCAATAAATTCGTCAACATGGTCGCGGATAACTGGAACCTCGGAATCAACCGTCGGTATGCTTATGATTCCAACGCCGATATAGACCACACTGCACTTAACAACGCCAATGTCCCAGGTGGAAAGGTGGCGGTTAATGGCGATCCCACCAAGGTGATTCTCCCTCTTCCCCTCTTCACCCCCGCCGCGGGAGATTATCAAATCCTCGACACCTACAAGGGAATGATCGAGATGGGAAGCGGCATCAGCGACTTCTATGCCAAAGGCATGGGCAGCCCGAGCGGGAACAAAACCGCCACGGGAATCAACTCCATCATCAACGAGAGTAACTTCCGGTTTAAGATGTTTATACGAAACCTGGAAGTGGATGTATTGCAACCTCTCCTCCGCATGTGCGCGATCATGACTCAGCAGTTTATCACCGATGATGAGGAGGTCCTCATCACCAAGGAAGCCCCGGGGTTGCCGAAATATTATCAGGTCAAACCCGCGGAGCTTATCGGGAGCTTCGACTTCGACCTAGTGGCCGCTAACTACAGCGAGAATAAGGTAATCCGTCAGCGTAACATCCTCGCGTTTGCCAACCTCGCCGCGCAGTCTCCATTTCTCAACGAATACCCCGCTCTCATTGAGCTCGCCAAGCTCTTTGAGATACGCAACGCTGAGCGGATGCTTAAAACACCTCAACAAGTCGCGATGGAGCAGCAGCAGCAGCTACAACAGCAGATGCAAATGATGGTGTTTGAGGCGATGTTACAGACGGAGAGCAAAGCGCGGCTTGGGCAGAGTAAGCCAATGCCAGGAGGCAAAGACGAACGTGGTCGCCCACGCAAGCCCATGATGCCTGAAGGAAAGATCCCCGGCGCGGGATTAACAGGTGCTATCCGCTCCATGGCACAAAGCTTTGGGGTTAACGGGATGGGTCTTGAGAACCTAAATGGCCAATAGACTCTACATCGTAAGGCATGGAGAAACCGACTCCAACTCCGGCTCCGGCCCAGACAAGGGAGAGAAATTCCGCGGCTGGGCCAACATCCCCCTCAACGACGAAGGGATAAACAGTGCCCACCAAGCGGGAACCAAGTTGGAAAACTCCGGAATCACCCACATCTTCGCCAGCGACCTCGATCGCACCCAACACACAGCGCAGATTATCTCCCAATACACCAACGCGCAGGTAGTCCCCACCCATGGACTCCGCCCTTGGAACGTAGGAAACCTCTCCGGCCAGCCGGTGGAAGGCAACACCGAAACCTTCCGCCGCTACCACGATAATCCCAACGAGCAAATCCCTGGAGGAGAAACCTACAACACCTTCTACCAACGGTGGAAGACCACCCTCGGGCACCTCATGGATCACACCGCACAGAGTGGCCACCCAGCCGCTATCGTAACCCACACCCGGAACATCAACTCTCTCCAAAACATCCTCTCCGGAGGCAAAGCAAAGATCCCCGCGAAGGGAATCGTAGAACCCGGTGATATCCTCGCGCTGGATTTCGACCACAAGGGAGCAAAGGTCACCGAGTTGTGAATACCCCAATGCCACTTCTCTCCAAGGAATTTCTGGCTCTCTGGGACGACCCAGGTGAACATGTGCAGATAGTATTTCGGAGACTCGATACTCAGTGTGAGATTTCCGTGGTGGTAGATGCCCCGGATTGCCCTCGGTTGGAAATTGAACTCGACAGCTTAAAAGTAGGAGAAGCCTAATGAATTGGTTTAGCAGGGAACCAAAACAGAAAGTAGCGGAGAAGTTTACTGTGGTGGAGTTGGAAAAACCCACTCCGTTGGAAGAAAGCGCAGATTCCATCTCCGCTGTAGCCTCCCTCCAATCCCACGCGGGATTTATCTGGCTCACACGGAAGCTCGCAATCCAAGCCTCCAAACTCAAAGCGGAGTTGGAAAACACCAAACAAGACAAGCTCGAAGACTACTACTTCCTCCAAAGCGGAGTGCATTGGTGTAAGTGGCTTCAGCAGCAAGTGGACTTCGCCCACTCGCGATATCTCTCCATGCGACCAGCCTCCACCCAAGAGGCCATGCACCTCCAAGACATAAGTTCGTCCATAGAGATTGTGGGACGCGAAACATAGCAATCTCACCCCCTAGCCACAAGCTAGGAATCCCATCCTTCACAAGAGGAACCTAAATGCCCGATCCAAATCCGTCAACTACCCCATCCCCTACCTCCACAAACTGGTTATCGGATGCTCCGGGAGCTGACATTCCATTCTCCGAGTTATTTGGCAACGACCCGGAAGTTACTGCCACCACGACACCGACAACGGCTGCCCCGGCAGCGGCGAGTGAGCCACAAGCCACAACCGAGCCTGCAAAGACCACCCCGGAACCTGCCTCTGCTTCCTTTAGGATTCAGACCAAAACCGGCACCGTCTATGACAGTCTCGAAGCCGCAACCTCAGGTATAGAGGAAAAAGATACCGTAATCGAACAACTTCGCCAGAGATTCATCGCCACAACTGGTGTAGACCCACTTAAGAAGACCTCCCAATCAGCTCCCCCCGTCGAAACTCCCAACTACCTCCAAGATCCCAACCGTTACGCTTCGGATCTCTACGAGGCGGCTAAGAAAAACGACGCCAAAGGCTACCAGCGCACTCAGCTCCAACTCTTCGAACAATACCTCGGCCCGGCACTTCCGATGTTCCAGGAGTTCGTAAAAGAGCGCGCGCAGGATGGAGTTGCCGCCAAGTCTCTCCCCCCGGAGGCTAAGAACTTCCGCGAGTTTCGTGGAAGCGAAGCCTTCAAGAGAGTCATGACGGAGAACGAAGTGTTGGCCCAAGCCATCACCAACGCGGAGAGTAACTTCCAATACGCCTCCCAACTCCCGGGTCTCTATAAACTGGCCTACAACAGCTACGTGGCTAGTAATCTCCCCGAAGTCATTCAAGCGGCACCCGCCGTAGCCGCACCCTCTGCCCCAACCATTTCTCGCCCAACAGCCTCCACCTCCACCCTCTCTCCGACTGCTCCCCAGTCCTCACAAAACGACCAGGAGCTCCTTCGTACCCGCGAGGGTAGAGCCGAACTCAAACGCAGATATGAAGCATCCGGTTTGGCAAACCAGAACTGGGATGCAATTCCCTGGGGCAGACAATAAAACTCCACCCAAGGAAAACACCACCCTATGAAGTCTCTCTTCAAACTTAGCCAGTATCTTCTGGCTCTCCTTGGATTCGGTAGCGATGTCATCTCAGTAACCAGCGGAACTGCTGGTAACGCCGGTAACGTCGCTGCGAGTCTAATCACCTATCTCGCCGCGCAGCTTCTGGAAGTGGCGGAACTCAACATGGTATTGGATCAGTTCGGTGATAAGGTTCCGATTCCATCCAATAACTCCAAAACCATCCGCTTTGTGAGGGAAGAGAAGTTCTCAGTAGCTACCACCCCCACCCAGCTCACGGAAGGTATTCCCCCGGATGCCACGGGCGTCACGCTTAACCAGTTTGAAGCCGTGGCGGAGCAGTATGGATTCCTTGTCCGTATCTCCGACCTCGCGGAACTCACGGCCAAACACCCTGTAGTCCAACGCACTATCTACCTCCTGGGCTTGCAGAGTGCAGAAACCTACGATCAGCTTATCTTCAACGTGTTGGATGCGGCTACGAACAACTACCGTCCCAACAACCGCGCCGCGGATACCAACCTCATCGGCTCGGATCGCCCGACGTTCTTCGACCTAACCTCGCTCATGGCGTTGCTCCAGGATCAAGGCGCGAGGCCGTTTGATGGTGGAAGCTACGTATTCATCACTCCCCCGCAGGTTCACGCAGCTATGTTGCAAGATCCTGACTTCAAAGCCAGCGTGCAGTTGGCTGCTCCCGACCGCATGTGGAGGGGTGAAGTCCAGCAGCTTGGTGGATTCAAAATCGTCCGCACCAACGCTCCGGGATTTGCCGCAACCGCCCAGGCCGGTGGAGGTCAGTCGAGTAAGGTATACAGCAGCTTCGCTCTCGCGAGGTTCGCATATCAGATCTCGGATTTGCAGAATCTCCAACTCTACGTTGTGCAGCCGGGTGGTCAGCTTGACCCCTTGCAGCAGAGCCGGAAGTTGGGCTGGAAGTTTGCGTTTAAGGCTATAATCACCAACCAGTCGTGGATCCGGCGTGTCCGGAGCTCGGGGCTTAATTCGATCACGAATTAAAACCTGTTAACAATTTAACCCAAGCGGGGGAGACACAATCTCCCCCTTCTTGAAAGGAATCTATGGCAAAAAACGAAGCATTCATCGACACCACACCGCAGGAAGTAGAGACACAATCCCTTGCTCCCGAGTGGCAGTGGGTCAACATCCCTGAGAGGGATTTGCTGGATCAGCCATTTGGTGGAATCGGCCTCAACCTCCTCCACTTTGGCCCCAGTCGCCCGGGTACTCCCTGCAACTGCCTCAACTACCCAACCTGCATGACTTCCCAGCAGCACAAAATTCCCCTCGCCTATGCGAAGGAAGTGCAGGAGCGACTCCGCATTGCCCAAGTCGCGGATCTCCGGGTCTTCAGCGGCAGACGGGATATGAAAGCGCTTATGGAGCTGGTATCCAAAGGCCTCAACACCCCCGGTGGCCAGTTCAAAGACCCCCAGGAGCCGGGAGCATAGCATGACTCTTGAGGAGCAGCTAATTCGTGACGAAGGGCTTCGGTTGAAGCCCTATCGCGATTCGGTAGGGAAGCTTACCATTGGGGTTGGGCGAAACCTCGATGATGAAGGTATCACCAAGGAGGAAGCTTTCTTTCTGGAAAATACCGATATCTCCCGACATGATGCAGCGTTATATGCGGCGCTCCCCTGGGTGAAGGATCTCGACGACGCGAGACAGGGGGTTCTTCGTAATATGTCATTCAACATTGGCGTGCCCGGGCTTCTTGGTTTCCGTCAAACCCTCGCGTTGATACAGCAGGGGAAGTATGCGGAGGCTGCGACGGAGATGTTGAACTCCAAATGGGCCTCACAAGTAGGCGCACGCGCGCAGAGATTAGCCAAGCAGCTAGAGGAGGGAGTATGGGTATAAGTATCGCTGACATCTTCGGCGGAAGTGTAATCGGGGGAGTAAAGGATCTCATCTCCCAATTCCACGCCTCGCCGGAAGACAAGCTCAAAATGCAGGAGATGATCGACGTCAACGCTGCGGTAGTTGCTCAAGCTCAGATCTCCTATGATGAGAAGCTAAACGACATCGCTGGACAGAATATCCGCTCAGAGACAGGTAGCAGTGATAAATTTACCTCCCGAGCGAGGCCGTTTTTTCTCTACGTCATGGCCCTTGCGATTGGCTTTAACATCTTCCTCCCACTCGCAAGTCAGATCTTCGGCGGCCACATCCAGCCCCTCCCTATCGACGCAGGCTACATCAGCCTCTTCAGCACAGCGTTTTTAGGATACACCGCAGCAAGATCTTATGAAAAATCGAAAGGCGTAGCATAAGTTGAAACATTTCTTTTCAGTAGTTCA